TACTGTAAATTCTTTACTATCTCTAACATGCTCTCTCCAATTTGCTGAGCCTGATGGTTCCATAATTCCATGAGTACTACTATCTAAGAATGCAGGACCTCCTGTGTCAAGGGATGGATTATATCCTGTACTTCCTTTACCTGAATGATACCATTTCTGCTCTACTTCTTTATTCCATTTTCTTGAGTCTATCTTTAGTTTAGTTGGTTTAGTATATGATTGCTCTTTATAATTAGTAAAGGAATATCCATCACCAGCTTGAGCCTTTTCTAATTTTCCTACTTTCTTTAAATCTCTCATTTGTTTTCTACTTAAATCTCCAGATTCTAATAGAGTCTTACCCTCGTCAGTTCCCTGCATTATGTTGTTTAAAGAATCATCTTTAGCTACTTTTAATTTATTTGCTTCTAACTTAGCGTTGCTTCTATTTATTGCTCTTTCATCTTTAGTCAAACCACCAGCCTTTCTACTACCTTTAGCATTTTTTACATCTATAGTCGTGCCATCTACTACATATGATTTATCAGAACCTTCTATGAAGCCACCAGTTAAATTACTAATACCATCTCTAAGTGCACTACCGAATCCTCTCTCATTCATACCTGCCTTAGTAAAGGGTGCAGCAATACCATTTAATCCAGTTTCAACAGCGTCTGTAATTCTATTGAATACTTTACCTACACCATTTTTAACTGCACCTACAGTACTTGATACACCATCTGCTACAGTCTTTAAGAATCCTCCATCAGGGAGTCCTTGGAACCATTGTCCAATAGTAGGTACCACAAAAGATAATGCAATACTACCTAAAGGTCCTAGTTCAGCAAACTTTCCTGCTACTTTCTTTAAACCCTTTTTAAGTTTCTTGCCAACTTTTTTAAAGGCACTTCCTATTTTTTTACCTATTTTCTTTAACATTATATTCTCCTTTAATTAATCAACCCAAGCACTAAATAAATTATATAGAGCTGATATATTATCATCCCATTTACCTTTTTCATTTACACCCTGCTCGTTTCCTAAAGCAGCTACGAGTAAGGAAGTCTTCCTTTGTTGGTCATTATCCCATCTCTTGAAATCAAAATCAGCTTCATCTCTTAGTTCTTGCCATAAGAAATTATTTGCTGATGCAGATAAATTAAAAGCGTTCTGAGCATTCTGTTGATTAACTGCATTAAAAGCAGCAGTATCAGCAGTATTAGCTTTACGCCTCCAGTCAACAGTAGACTGTGCGATTACTGTATTTTGTTGTGCATTAAATTGGTCTCTTATAAATTCTTTCTCAGCATTAAACTTAGAAACATCTGTAGCTAACTGAGCATCTAATGATGCAGCTTGTAAGTTATTACCAACTCTTCTAGCTTCGGCAGAATTATTACTAGTAGCATTAAACTGCTTCATATTATTTTGAGCAGAAGCATTATACTGTTCCATATTAGCACCAAGTTGTTGCATGAATTGATTAACTTGATTCTCACTAGTAGCATTAAATTGTACAGCAGCATTCTGAGCAGACTGGTCTGACAGTAATCTCTGTTGTTGTAATTGAGTTTTTAAAACTCTAGATTGCTGGTCATTGTTTAGATTTGCCATATCATATTGTAAAAAGTTCTTAGCATTTTCTACTTGGACTCTTTCTCTAACACTTAGATTAGCAACATCTAATTGTGCTAATGATGTAGCTTCTTGAATAATAGATTGTTGTTCAGAGTTCATATTTGCCATAGTAGTAGATTGCATCCATTTACTATTAGCTAACTCTACTTGTTGAGCTGTAGTAAACTTAGTCATATCCATATTGGAAACCATCTGAGCATTTTGCATAGCTCTTTGTTGTTCGACATTAAGTTGGGCTACACCCATTTGCTGTGCTAATTCTGCATTACGAGTATTAACCTGCATTCTTTTATTTAAATTAGCTAACTCTATTCTTTCATTAGAATTTAATTGGTCAGCATCTGCTTGATTACGAGCTGATAGATTTGCTAGCCTTATCTTATTTTCTTCTGATAAGTTAGCTAAATCCATCTGCTGTTTAAAACCAGCATTCTTAGATAAGAAGTCTGCAGCAGTCTGATACTCTACTAATTTTTGTTGGTTCTGTGCTGACTGATTAGCACCTTCTTGTTGTGCTTCAATTTGTAATTCAGCTAGATTAATCTGTTGTGTATTACCTAATTCTTGAGAAGCTATTGCTTGTGCATTTTGACTTTGAACTAAAGCTGCCTGTTGTCTGTTCTCTAAATTCTGTAAGGCAGTTTGTTGTTGTTGTTGCTCACCAGTTAATATAGCTTGCTGTGCAAATTGACTTTGCATTCCTCTCATTTGCTGAGACATCTGAGCAGTCTGAGTTTCAGCACCTTGTCTGTTTGCTAAGTTAGCTAATCTTATTTGTTGTTCGTTATTAGCTTTAGATAAATTAACTTGTTGCTGATTACTTAAATTCTGAGCAGCTCTAGCTTGTAAAGCTTGTGCATTAGATTGAGCTATAGGTAATGTACTTTGTATAATAGCATTAAGTAAAGGTACTCTAGCTATTGTTGAAGCTTCTAAGCCTCTCTCTACCATTCTAGCATCAATAGCATCAATAGCAGGTCTAGCCCATATTGGAACTTCTCCTGTCTCAACACCAGCAAGTAATGATTCCATTTGTGAAGATACTAAAGCTTCTGCTGGTAAAGCAGCTACTGCAGCTTGAATTTCTACTGGTTCATTATCTATTTGAGCTTCTACAGTTGCAGGGTCTTCTACAATAGCAGCAGCTATATCTTGTGGAATTTCTGCTGTCTCTGCTATCATAGTGACAGCACTTCCTTTAGCAGCTTCTCCTGTTAATTTTCTAGTTTGTGTAATAGCATCATAGTTTATAATACTAAGAGCATTCTCAGCGATTGCTGCTGCATTCCTATCAATATTTGAATTATCTACGATAGCATTACGAATTTGTTTTTCTGCATCAGGAGTAATATTTACTTGAGAAGCTTGATAACCATTTAATATATTAGGAACAAAAGCTTCTCCAGAAATCAATGCCTCTACAGTTGGAGCTTTATCTAATTTTGCTAATGTTCTTGTAACAACTGCATTATCTCTTGTATCTGTAAGAGTCTGTTGTTCAGCAGGACCCATACCACGAGCTGCTCTTTCTGCTGCTGTAAGATTTATTTCTTCATCACCTAATGTTCTTAACTGGTCTCTACCAACTTTAGAAACTCCTCTCTCATCCTGTAGGCTTGCTGTAGAAGTATCTTTAGTAGTTACTACCTCTGTACCAAAAGGACCTACACCTCGAGCACCTGCGTCTTCTGGTGAAGTCATTCGATATCTATCATCTTTAATATCTATTTCAGTTCCTGCTCTTCCAATTTTCTTAGCCATTGGAACTTGTGGTAAATCTGGAGATTGTCTACCTGCTGCAGTTTCTTCTGCTGTTTGTCCAGTTCTTACAACCCTATCATCTCTATAAGGGTCACCTTCTCCTTTATTTATTGCAACTGTATCATTGCCACCACCCGGAGTTCCATCTCCAGTATAAAACCATTCACCTTGTTCATCATCCCAAACCCAATCACCAGAGTCATCTGGAGGATAGTTACGATTTTTTCTTCCTTTAACTGGATTTTTTGTCTCAGCATCAGGAGTATCACCAACCTCAGTTGTTGGGTCAGTTATATTCCAAGGGGTAGGTTTAAAAGTTGGTCCTGTTTGTGTAGCTCCTATAGAGTTATCTACGATAGATTTAGGAGTATCATCATATCCAGTTGGAGTTTTGTCTATAGGTTTTGGTACTCCTATTATTGGTTTCTTACCACCGGGCAGTTTAATACTCATTTCATCCTGTGGATATCTCTTCATACCATCCTCATTAGGTCCACCTACTGCATATTGTTTTCTAACTTGTCCACCTTTACGCATATCTAATCTCTTAGCTTTGTACTTAGGTGTATATTTCTTTTTACTTGCCATTGTTATTACCTTCCTCTAAACTCACTTTACTTCAAATAATTTATCTACTTTTTCATGTAGCTTTTCTAATCTATCCATTAAACTATTCATATCATTTCTAACTTCTTGTTTTGTTATATAATCTCTAGCCATTTCTTCTCTAGTTTTATTAACTAATATATCAATTCTTTTAGCCTCAGTTTCGTTTTTTCTAATACCAAACATTAAAGGTGCTAAAACTAAAGTTATAAATATATTCCAAAATAAATAAATATTAAAATCCATTATATACTATCTCCGGGATATCTGTTTGACCATATAGTTAAACTATACTTAGTTCCTTTTTTTAACTTCAAACATTCATGTCCATGTGTTACTGTCCCCGGAAATAAAATAGCTTTACCAACTGGAACATCTTTGTTACTAATATTTTGTCTAGGATAAACTAATTCTGCACCTTCATAGTCGTCATTTAATTTTATACTTCCTGTAACTAAACTAGCATCTGTATGTAAAGCTAATTCTCTTTGTGTCTCTGGAGTATATTTCATTATAAATGCATCTCTTAATCCGTACATCTCCATAGGCTTCCAATATTTTTCAACTAAAGGAACAATATTATTTTGCCAATGTTTTTCTAATTCTTCCCACAAACCTAATTTTTTCATTCTAATTTCTTGTGCTGGAAATTTATCATAAGATAAACTATCCCAACTACCATCAGCATCTGCTAATTCTATTAATCTTTCACATTGTTCTTGTGTCATAAAATCAACTAGAAGCATATCCTTTTCAATTATATCAAATTTATCTAGCTGAGGTATAAAATATTTTGTAGATGGTTTGTAAAATAAATCATATAACTTATTGAAATTTTCTTTTGTATTATCACCACCATTACCATGATAAATACAAGAGCAGCAATTTGTCTGAGGATTATATAGTTGTCCAGTTATACTCTTATTTAAATTCTCTTCATGAGTTTGAAAGATATAACCTTCATAATCTAATTTAATATCAAACTGATTACTTAAAAATAATTTCTGATAATATAATTGGTCATCACCATCATCAGCTACATCGGCAGAAGCAAACATTTTTTTAAGTTCTCCTACCTCTCCTATAAATGTACCACTATTTAAATATCTATAAGGTGTTTCAGATATAGGAAATTGTTCTGCTAAATTATTATCAGGATAACAATATAGTTCTGCTGAAAATAAAACCTTACATCCAAAATCTAAATACCTATCTGTTATAGTTTCTAGATTATCAATATAAAAAACATCATATGCATCTGTAAATAAAACTATATCATTGTCTGGTAAAGTGTTGACATATTCTTTTAAAAGGTTGGCTTTCATTCCACCACCCGGACCAGACATATCAGTACCTTTCCAGTCTACATTAATGCCGATATTCTTTATATCTATACCACAGTATTTAGCACTAGTATTTATCTTAATACATTTCTTTCTATCAGAACCTACTGTTATAGGATGAACAGTAAAATTTTTAAAAGGTTCTGATGCTTCTATATCACTATAACTTTCATCTCTAGATAATTGATTACAAGCATCTTCTTTTAAAGCTACAGTATTAAATTTATTTATCATACTAGGAACATATTCATCTGCTGGTATTATCTTATTAATATTATATATTAAAGTTGAAGCTGTTCTAGGTGTTATTATATAAGATGTTAAATTATAAGGATAAAAAGGTTTCTCAAGTTTATCATCTATACTTATAACTTTATCAGGTTCATTCTCGTTTCTTTGTAGATACACAAAATCATATGTATCTATTAATTCTTTAAAATAATCTTCATCCCAATTATTATTTATAACAGCATCATCTTCTAAAATTATAACTGGTTCGTTTAATCTTATACACTCTAACCATGCTTTTTTATGGGATAAGAAACAAGCTACTTCACTTTTTAATATTGGTCTATCTTTAAAAGGGTCTTTCCAATTAACATCAACCTCTATATTTCTAAAGTTTTCTGTCTTATAATCTATAGCTCTTATATATTTAAAATCTTCTAACTGATTTAAATTAAATAACTTCTTTCTATCTTGTCTTCTATCTAAAGATATTACTAGTTTTTTCATGCTTTCACCTCAAGTACTAGTATAACATCTAGTTTACATCTTGTCAAATTTAATTAATCAAAAGAAACAAAACTATTAAATTCAACACCACTAATTAAAGCACCATTATAGACTACTGTTGAGAAATCAGTTAAGGAAAGAGCCCATTTATAAACAATTCTACCACTTACTGTTGTAACTGTAGCAGCACTTCTTGCATAAGTTCTACCTGCATTTCCCGGAGCATAATCAACTCCACCAGAACTACCTGTTGAATCTACCTTAAAATACACATTAGTCCAATCTGAATCCGATGTTCCTGCATTACTACCTTCGAATACTAAAACAGTAGTAAATCCACCAGCACCAGTTAAGCTTCCCTGATATCCTACATAACATAAATCTTTACTTGATTCAAATGATGAGGACAAGTTATTAAAAGGTAAAACACTACTTGTATAAGATGAACTTCCATCGTAGAGTGTTCCTATTTGAGAACCAGAGCCACCTCCTGTCGCTGATGTTGTTCCACCAGAAGTTCCCCAACCAACTGCTGACCAATTTATTGCACTTTTACCTGAGCCAGTTGTCCAGTTAGCAGTACCTGCATTAATTGCAAAAGTAGACTTTGCATCTGCATATTGTTTAGTAGCAGTATCACTTGTGCTATTACTTGTGTTGGCACTTCCATTTATTTTAGTAAATCTGTCTGAGATATAATCACCATTTATAGGTACTGCATCTCCACCACCATTACTATTTAAGTCTTCCATGACATCTCTAATGCCATCTGCTGAAACTGTATTACTTAGTGTGCTCATTTGAAATTATATGTTACCTTTTTCATTGCTGTTCCTGTTCTGTCTGTATGGTCTGTAACTGTTAAGCTACTAAAATCTAAAATATATTGTCCTGTTTCACTATAAGCTTCTGAACTTTGTAAGGTTTTAAGAAGTTCTCCATCTGGAGTACAATAAGAATGTAATTTATTAGCACCTAAGTTTTTATAAAAATCATATTTAGCGTTGTTAGCTTCTTTCATAAATAAATAAGCTTTGCTTCCTGTTGCTTGGTCTCCTCTTGCTATACCAAAAACATCATTATATGAAGTATCAGTATCATCGTAATAACCTAAAAATATATAAACTAAATAATTATCTTGAAATAATCCAAGACAATAATGGTCATAGTCTTCTCCAGAATCATTCTTTACTGTACAAGGAGTAGCATAACTTAAAACTTTACCATGCCAATGTTCTAGTTTCTGCTCATCATTTAAACCTGATACAGGATAATCATAATTAGAATCTGTATCAAACCCGGCTTTAGATGAATCATATAAACTTCTAAAAGTTCCATCCTTTCCAAAGTTTTTAACTTCTTGTTTTGTTAAGTTTCTAACTAACCAAGACATATTATTCCTCTAACTTTTCTACTCTTTCGATTAAGTTCTCATAGCCTTCTATATCTTCTAAACATTTAGGAGGATGTGAATCCATAGCTAATTCTTTTATAGCTTCAACTAATAGAGGTACTAACTTCTCATACCAGACTGTTAGATAATTATCATCAATCGGAGCTTCTGTAACTACCTCTGGTAGAACAGCTTGAACTTCTTGAGCATTAAGACCAACTTGTCTTTCATCATTATCATATCCTAACTCTTTAGCTACTTCGTTTTCTCGGAAGTAGTAACCACCTAATTGTAATACTTTTTCTAAAGCATTCTCAATAGGTCCTTCAAAGTCTTTTAATCTTTCATCTGAGTAATAAGCAGTAATATTATTAGTTGCTCTAATCTCACCTGCTGTTCCTGATGCACCAGTATTAACACCTAAACTATTTAGTTGTGTATTTGAACTTGATGATATTCCAGAACCTGATGGTCCTGTTGGTCCTGTTGGTCCAGTAGGTCCACTTGGTCCTGTAGGTCCTGTTCCACCATTACTACCATTACTTCCTGCTGGTCCTGTTGGTCCAGTTGGTCCTGTACCACCACTTGAACCTGTAGGTCCTGTTCCACCAGTTGAGCCCGGAGCACCTTTCTGTCCTTTAGAACCAGTACCACCACCGGGTCCAGTAGGTCCAGTACCACCACTAGGTCCTGTTGGTCCTGTAGGTCCTGTTCCACCAGTTGAGCCCGGAGCACCTTTCTGTCCTTTTGCTCCTGTTGAACCACCGGAGCCTGTAGGTCCTGTTGGTCCACTTGGTCCTGTAGGTCCTGTACCACCTGTACTACCAGTTGAACCACCGGCTCCTACTTCACCTTTTTGTCCTTTAGAGCCATTACTACCATTACTTCCTGATGGTCCTGTAGGTCCACTTGGTCCTGTAGAACCACCGGCTCCTACTTCACCTTTCTGACCTTTTGCTCCTGCTGAACCACCGGGTCCAGTAGGTCCAGTACCACCTGTACTACCACCGGGTCCAGTAGGTCCTGTACCACCTACTTCACCTTTTTGTCCTTTTGCACCTGTAGGTCCACTTGGTCCTGTAGGTCCACCTGAGCCTGTAGGTCCTGCTGGTCCAGTTGAACCACCTGCTCCTACTTCACCCTTCTGACCTTTGTCTCCATCATCTCCTGCTGCACCACCCGGTCCAGTAGGTCCTGTACTACCAGTAGGTCCACTTGGTCCAGTAGGTCCTGTTGGTCCTGTGGAACCTGCAGGTCCTTGAATAGAACCACCACTTACCCATGCTGAACCATCCCAAATATGTAAACTATCGTCTGCTTGTACTATATATGCATCACCTTTTGTATTACCTGACGAAGGTAAGTTACCTGTTCCAGCAACTTGTCCTTCCATTGTAATACCAGTACCTGTAGTTCCTGTAGGTCCTGATGGTCCTGTAGGTCCACTTGGTCCAGTAGGTCCTGTACTACCTGTCGAACCACCTGCTCCTACTTCACCTTTTTGTCCTTTATCACCATTGGAGCCTGCAGAACCTGATGGTCCTGATGGTCCTGTTGGTCCGGTACTTCCTGTAGGTCCACCTGCACCTACTTCACCTTTCTGACCTTTAGCTCCTGTAGAGCCCCCAGAACCTGATGGTCCTGATGGTCCTGTAGGTCCTGTAGGTCCTGTTGAACCTCCAGCTCCTGTAGGTCCACCTGCACCCACTTCACCTTTTTGTCCTTTGTCTCCATCATCTCCGGCAGAGCCTCCAGAACCTGTAGGTCCTGATGGTCCTGTAGGTCCTGTTGTACCTACTTCACCTTTCTGTCCTTTTGCTCCAGCACTACCATTACTTCCTGATGGTCCAGTAGAACCTGTAGGTCCTGATGGTCCAGTTGAACCTCCAGCTCCTACTTCACCTTTCTGTCCTTTACTACCATCCGAAGCAGCTCCACTAGGTCCTGTTGGTCCTGTAGGTCCTGTTGAACCTCCAACACCCACTTCACCTTTTTGTCCTTTAGAACCGGCTGACCCTGTGGAACCTGTGGAACCTCCAGCTCCTACTTCACCCTTCTGACCTTTTGAGCCTGTTGGTCCTGTAGGTCCTGTAGAACCAGTTGGTCCTGTAGGTCCTGATGGTCCTGTTACACCTAATTCACCTTTCTGTCCTTTATTACCTTGTAATGCTACATTTGCTATTGTACCTTTTTCCCATGCTCCTGCAGTTACATCATAATATGGAACTAAGTCAGAACTAGCAGCATCTGTTGCAGTACTGAATGCTGTTAAAGCAGTCCCTACATTTGTAGCGTCTGTAACATCAGCACTTGCTTCTATTGCATTTAACTTAGAATGGTCAGCATCAGTAAATACATTAGAATCAGTAGCTGCTTCAACTGCTGTTCTTATTTCTGCATTTGTCTGGTCTGCTGTAGCACTTGCTTCTATACCATCTAGTTTAGTACCATCAGTAGCCACATCTCTTCCATCTACTGTTCCTGATACTGTAATATTAGTTGCAGAGATAGCAGCAGTTTGTAAATTACCAGCAGTTATTGTTAAATCACCTGTAGAACTTCCTGTTGCTGTTGTCGTACCTAAAATAAATCCATCAGCACTTTCATCCCAACCCATAAAGGCGTTATCGCCTGTTGAGCCTCTTTCTATAACAATACCTGAATCATTAGAATTAGAACTTGCTCCATTGTTTAGTTCTAATAAGTTATCTGATATAGTTGTATTAGTAGAGGAAACTGTTGATGTTGTTCCATTAACTGTTAAATTACCTGATAAGGTTAAATTACCAAAAGATACATTACTTGATGTTCCTACTGCTTGTCCTATACTTATTGCTCCACCTGAATAAGTTATTCCAGTTCCAGCACTTAAATGAGCTCTTACCTCAGCAGCACTTGGTCCTGTATAAGTTATTACACCTGTTGAATTATTATATGCTAGAGAACCATCTCCACCTGAATCTGTGACTGATACCTTACCTCTAATAGTTGAATCAGTAATAGCTAAATCTACAGCTCCATCTCCTGCATCATCATAAGTAGCAGTTAAATTTGTATGAGAACCATTAGTTGCAAGTTGAGCACCTACTGTATCTTGTACTACTTCACTTAAATCTATATTACTTGTGCCATCAAAAGAAACACCATGTATTGTTCTGGCAGTTTCTAATGCTGTAGCTGTGGCTGCATTACCTGTAGTATCTTGGTTTAATGTACCAACTACTAAATCTATAGTACCATCTGCATCTTGATATGTTGCTGTAATACCTGTTTCAGTATTAGAACTAAACATAGCTCCAACAATATCTTCTATTTCTTCATCTGACTGGTCTGCAGTAGCATTAGCTTCTATACCATCTAATTTAGAATGGTCTGCTGTTGTAAAATTTTCATCTGTTTGAGATGCTACAACAAAATCTACTGTACCATCTGCATCTTGATATGTAACAGTAATACCTGTTTCAGTATTACCAGTAAGCATTCCACCTACTATATCTTGTATTTCTTCATCTGTTTGGTCGGCTGTTGCACTAGCTTCTATACCATCTAGTTTTGCATGGTCAGCAGTTGTAAAGTTTTCATCTGTTTGTGAAGCTACAGTAAAGTCTATAGTTCCATCAGCATCTTGATATGTTACTGTAACACCTGATTCAGTATTACTTGATACCATAGCTCCTACAGTATCTTGAATAACTTCTGCTAAATCAATATTAGCAGTACCATCAAAACTTACACCATGAATAGTTCTAGCAGTTTCTAAAGCTGTGGCAGTTGCAGCGTTTCCTGTAGTACTTTGGTTTAGTGTTCCAACTGTAAAGTCTAATGTATTATCTGAATCATCATAGGCAACAGTTATTCCTGACTCAGTATTACTTGATACCATAGCTCCTACAGTATCACTAATTGTTTCTGCTAATGTAGCACCACCGATAGTAATTGCATCGGCTTCTAATGTTCCATCAATATAAGCATTTCTCCATTGTTGTGTAGAACTACCTAAGTCATAAGTATCATCATCATCAGGTATAATGTGTGAATCTATATCAGCTCCAAAAGAAACTGTATCTGTAGCTGCATTACCAAATGTTAAATTACCATTTATAACAGCGTTTCCAGTAACAGTTAAATCTGAATCTATATAAACATCATCTGAAAACTTAAAATAGTCTTCATCTTCCATCCATGATAATACTCCATCGTTAGATGCTGCATTAAAAGTAATAACTACATCACTTTCAGCATTCGTACCGAAAGTTAAACTATTACCATATAAAACTGTAATAGGACCACCATCTCCTGCTGTTGTCCCATCATGTGAGTGTCCAGTACTTACATGAAATGTATTTACTAATTGATTAAATTCATCATTAAATAAAGCAGCAGTTATGCTGTCTCCATCACTAAATGAACTTTGCCTTGTATATGTTGCCATTTTTTATTATCTCCTGCCTGATGGTATGTAATCTACATACAATCCATTTATTACATAAGGTGCTCGTGTATCGCTACTTAATACTGTAAAACTATTACTAGTTCCACTTCCTTGTAAAGGTATTCTAATCATTGGGTTCGATACTGCACCAAACACATTTGACCCAAAGACTGCTTCTCCAAATACAGAAGAAGGACTAACTGTTCCAAAGGTAAAATTATTCGTATGTTGAGGTATCTCTGTATTAGAATAATCAAATTTCACCTGTAATTCTGGACTTACAATTCCTTCTGCCCCTATTGAAACTCTACAATAATGTAAAGTTTTTAAAGTTCCTAAATCACCATAATCATAATCTGGTGTTTTATATCTTGCTACAATACCTGTTCCATTGAAATCATTACCAGTATCATGATTATAAATATAACCATCTTTAGAGCCATGATAATATCTTTCAACTTCTGTAGCATCAAAGTCAGCACCTACTGCTGTAACTTCTAATCCTTTTGTCTCAGACCATTCAAATCCGTTTGGTCTAAGAGTTCCTATAATTCCTCTTTGTGCATTCGGTGATGCACCTAAATTTGAGTAATATAACCTGTATTGTGATTTCTCTCTTAATACTGTACTAGTTATAGTCCATAAATTAATGTTCTTAGCTAATGTAGTAATGATAGGTTGTATACTTTTACTAACTGTACCTAACTCAACATCACCAATCCTAGCTGTACCTGCAATGGTTCTTATACCATCAGGGGCTAAAAATACTAAGTCACCAGCAATCTCTTGAATACTATGACCACTTAAACACCCTATATTTTCAGCAATAGGTACGACTGCTGTAGTACTTGAATTATTTATATTAGTAAGTTTATAAATACTATTTTTACAAAATATAAATAAGTCAGTTCTAAAAGCTGCTATACCTACTATTTGGTCAGTTAAAGTAATTGCACCTGAACCTGAACCACTAAAGCTTGTAGGGTCTAATAAAGCACTATAATATACTGTACTTAAATTATCTTGAACACCTGCAGCTATTAAATGTCTATCATGGTGAGTTATTAAACCTACACCTTTTGTACTATTAACTGTTATTTCTTCTGAATAAAAAGTTCTACTGGCTAGAGCACCAGTTCCTTCCATTCTAAAACTATATAATTCATTAGCACCATCAGCTATGATTAATTGTCCATGGTCGTAATTAGCACCTTCAAACAAAGCAAACTGGCATTGTCCTTGTCCAGTTCTAGTTAAAGCACTTCTTCCTGTAAAGGCAGTATAATTATCTCCACTACTAGCTACAGAACTTCTATTTATAGTTAGCCAAGTAATTCCGTCTTGACTAAAATAAATACCTGTTCCTGCACAAACTATAACACCATCGGCATAAGGCATTACACCTAATATAGTTGAGGCACTACCTGTAGGTTGAGTACCATCATCACCACCAAATTTTGTATATCCATTAATCCTTCTATATCCACCTTCTACGGATATTTCAAAATTTTGTAATTCAACTGCTGCTCCGGGACTTCTTAATAAATCTATTTGATTAGAAGCTGTTACTAAGCCTCCTTCGCATGCAACTGTATATGGTTGTGCTGTTGCCATAACTAAAAGTAAGTTCTATCGTCTGTCATATATTTAGGCTGTGGATTCAATAGATTTGATTTCATATGCCTCATAGCTTTCTTAAAATCATCTAATGCAAATGCAGCCTGCTGTGGACTTTCTTTAAATTGCCATACATAATAACGAACTCTTGAAGTAATAGTATTACTATATTGTTCTGGAAAAGCTATTGTATCTCCATGAGCTGATAGTTTTGTTGGCTTTGTGAATGCATAAAAATGCACATTATAAACTTTGTCTGGTATTGGACTTAATCCAAATTTTCTATTGTCGGGACTTTTTATTATATATGTAGGTTCACCATGACTTGCATCTGAACCTTCTGCATCATCTGAGTTTTCTGTATCTCTGTAATATCTTTTCCAATCATCTAAAGTTAAAAATTTTAATCCTTTAGAAAGATATGGAGTTGTTTCACCACTTACATTAATTGTTGTTAAATAAAAATCATCCCAGTCTATTGATGCATAATCTGTAGTTATATTTGAACTCCCAGATTTTATTGTGTACCATCTTGTTCCTGCTACTGTCGCTACTGTTACATTCCCATAGAAAGGGTCTGTACCTCCACTAGCTGCTGCAGCAAAGAAAGGCAACTGTGGTTCTTCATTAGCTATATCAAAAATAGCTTTATTAATTGCATCTTTTACAAATTGTTGTAATCCTACTGCACTACCGAAGTTAGCAGATGTTAAAGGAATCTCATTTAATTCCCTTAAAATTTCATTACTTAAATCTAAATATGTTGTTGCCATTTAAAATTTCCTAAAAGTGGAGGAGTCCGAAGACCCCTCCGAGTTGTTATGTATTAGTCGATAACATAAAAACCACCAACCATTGCTTCTTCTCTTAAGACTTTACAGCCATAAACATGAAGACCTCTTACGATGTCTCCAAAAGATGAAGGGTCTCTCAACACTTCTGTTGAAAGAATGGTATTAGCAGTTGCAGTAGAACTCATATGTCCAGCTAACACTTTACCAGTTGCATTCGATGTTGCAGCGATATTGTTAGATTTGTACATATCAAATCCTCTGAGTTTTCCACTAGATACTAAGCCATTTCTTATAGAACCTTGACCTGCGTTGTAGTCAACGGATAGCATTTTAGACCCTGACTTTGCTAGCTCTTCATAGAACTCTGGTCCTGCAAGGAACCATCTACCCTCTTCGGGTACATTTTGTTCATCTAAGAGTCTAGACATTCTAGCCATCATGTCTAAAGCATCCACGCCAGTTCCATCTGAGCCAAGCAAATCAACAGAGTTGGTTGCATGTGTCATAGTTGCATCAGCAGTTGAGCTGTCTGAACCTATGATATGGTCAGGGGCACTAGCAGACAATCCTGCAAACATTTTAGCAATAACAGCAGCGTCATATGAATCTCTTAGAGCATATGCAGCAGATGAAGAAGCTACCTCTTTCCAGTTGACATGTGACATATTACTCTCAATATCATCTACGATGAATTTAAAAGCTTTAGCACTATCAACAACAAGAGTTAATTCTTGGTCTGTTAGCTTAGTTGCAGTTGTGTCACTACCTCTAGTATAATCAGATACTGAGATAGTTGGTTCTTTAATAATCTTTACAGAGTCTCCAAAAGCAGATATTTCACCAGCATAGTCGGTGTTTGTAATAGCTTCTGCTACCGAGGCTTTCCTAAAAAAGTTTAAAACCTTTTTAGAATAAACGGAAGGTAGGAAGAAACTATTAGTCTGTCCTGCTACAGAGTTTGCAAAGTTAGCATTAGTATCGGTACTTGGTTCAAAATATTGAGCCATGATACTTCTCCTTATTTATTAATAGTTTATTTAATGATTCTGCCTTCTTGCATTGCATCTGATATTTCCGTTTCGAATTTATCAAACTCTGCAACACTCATGGCAGCAATCTCCTGTTCAGACCAAACTCTTTCCTGCTTAGGTTCAACTGTTGTTGTTTTAGTCGAAACCATGTCAGCAGCAGTTCCTTTGGTCCTAGAAGATGACTTGTCTTCTGTAGGTAATGTCATACCCATATCTCGCTTGAATAAGTCTATAGCACGAGAGGCTAAGTCGGCATCGTCAGCATTATTGTAAATCCATGTTTTAATAGATTCCGGCTGCGTATTTGCCCAGTTATGAAAGTCATCACTATCTCTGATTTCAGCAAAGTCAGGATGTCTTTCGTTTAACCTATTTTCTGCATCTTGTCGTATTAACTGGTTCTCTTTATCTTGGATTTGACTAAGGCGTTCTTCTAGAACTTTTGCTTTAGATTCACTTTGTATATGAGCAACAGTTTCTACAACCTTATAAACATCAGGATATTCTTTAGCAAATTGTTCAATCTCTTCTTCGGACTTAGGAGCTACATAAGTAGGAGTTATATCCTGTAACTTACTGCTCAGTTCATCTTCTTTTAGTTTGAACTCATTAAGCTTTTTATCATAATGCTTTTTTAAATCATCATATCTTTTTTTGTAGTCTGGTTTTGAATAAGGTTTATCTTTTTCAATTTCCAGAGCCTCTGAGTTTAAGTTTTCTTCTGCTTCGTTTATATCCGTAGTTTCAAAAAGCTTATTCTTTTCAGCCGGTGCTTCAAAATAAAGGTCGTCTGATGATACAAAAGGTTTGTCTTCTCTATCGTGCCAATCTTTTCTAGCGTTATAAGGATTTGGCTTTTCCTCTTTTTGGACTGTATTAGTCATTTTCTTATCCTCCTAATTGGGGCTTTGTTTACAAGGTAGCTCTTTGTCGACAAGAGGGCTTGTATTGTAAAGGTAGCCTTTCGGTTTTTAAAGTAATAAAGTGCCTACGCTAATAGGGTCGCTTTATTGTATTAGCTATGTATATGAGCTCCTTCTCTATTATAAAGAGCAAGCTTTGTTAATTCTTCACTAACTAAATCATCATCTTGAACTACAGTAGCTCCTGACGAATCAACTTGTGGTTGACTAACATTAATGGTTTGTTCGACTTTTTTAACCGAGCCGTTCTTCGCCATATCTTCTCTCTCTTTATCTCTAGTCACAGGACCTCCTGTAAACATAGCTTGTCTGTCAGCAGCATTTTCAGCTTCCATCATAAGTTCCTGTAAATTTTCAGGTCCCATAACTTCGGCTGCTTTAGCAGTCATAACAAACTCTCCATCAGATAACCTTGCAGGTATACTGTCAGAGACTCCTGAACCCGGTCCTTCAACAGGACCTGACCCAGCAAATTCTTGAGCAACATCTATAACTTTATCAAAAAGCATAGCTAGTTCCTCGTCTTGTTCTAATTTACTTGTGAGCATTTGTTCTTCTTCTTGACTTAATGCTTCACTCATTATAAAATCTAAATAATCATCTTCCATATCATCATCTGGAAGTGTTTCTTGTTCTTCTTCTTCTGGACCTATAGCCATAGCCATTTGCATCTGTTCATCTATAGAACCACCTTCATTAAATTGAGGAAGTGCAAAAGAATCCCCACTCGTAAAGTTTGTTTCACCTTTACTTTCAGGAGAACCTTCTGGGTCATTACCTAATCGTTCAGCTAATTTATGTAGTACTTTTAATCCAATCATTGTTATTGCTCTCCTCTATTCAAAGCCTCCTTGACCTGTTCCGGTAGGGACTCCAGTTGTGCCACTAAACGCAGCTTCCCTTGGCATCGGTACATTTCCGATTCCGATGTTGCCACCACCAGTTCCTGTAACCCCAAGTTCTTGAGGTTGTTGAGGTGTTCCAGTATTATTTCCCATTGCTCCCTGTTGTTCACCAAGGGGTTGAGCTTCCTCGCCATCTGTTTGTCCAGCATTTTGCATTCCTATTATTTGAGCCATGATAGCAGCTTCTTCTGGGTCATTGAGTATTTCATCAGGGTCCAAGTCTAAGCTGTAGGCTAGTTCACTTACAAGTTTCGAAATCTTAACAAATGGTGCAATAGCAGGACTTTGTGCAGTTTGTAAGAACATAGTCAATCTTTGACTTCGTACTTCTTTCTGCATCAAGCTATTTGTACCAGTAGCCTTAACTTCTAAATCGCCATCTATCTCTAACTCACCTTCATGAAATTGCATATTCCATTGGAAGTATGCTTCTCCTAAAGGTCTCAATAAAAAGTCATCAAGATTTTTGACAACTGTTTTAATATTTAAACTAGATGCTCCAAGTAACATTGACATACCAGAGGCAGTCCTTGTCATACTTTGAACACCAGTTTGTCCATGTGAGTAACTAGGTATTCCTGTTTGTTCATCAGCAAGCTGTCTAAACTTATCAAACATCATTAGATTTTCTTGTGATGTATTAGGAAACTTAACTCCATGAATAGCTTGTCCCGGCATACCTGCTTGTCTTCTAAAGATTTTACCCGGATATATCTCCATGCTCTGTCCACCAACTAAAGCTGATTCATCTACATCAAAGACAAGTGAACCAGACATTGCTAGATTATCAATAGCCATTCTCGCATGTCCATTCATAATCTGTTGGCTGTCATCCATATTCTCTGCTATACCTATACCAAAGAAACTATATGGATTTCTTTCATAAGGGAATGCATGATATGGTAATCTGTAAGGTGTAAATGGATTAATTACTGCTCGTAATATCTTATCTCCACATATCCAAACATTCATCTGAACTTCATCTAAGTCATCTACTTTCTTAGGAAGGTCAACTCCAATCTCTTTAGCATAAGAAGCATCCATGATACCCCAATACTCTAAGACTTCAAAGTTATTATTTACTTCTTCATCAGCTCTTCTATCATCTCTAAGCTGAGATTCATAATCTTTTTCTATATAGTTAGGACCCATTTGAATACAATCACGGATTGCATCTTTATCAAAATAAGGCATGTTTCGTAATTGTCTTAATTGACTACGATTCATCTTATGTCTATGGAAAACAAATTCACATTCTTCCATGTTAGTTGCAGAAGGGTCTGGATAAAAATCCCAGCAACTTACAAATTCTATTCTAGGTACTCTTACTTCTAATGGATTATATTCTCTAGTACCAGAGTCATCCTTAGTCCATTGATGAAGTCTCTTATTAAAGTTAAATGGACCTTTAACTATTCCTGTTCCTAATAAAGATGATTCTAATAAAGCGTTTCTTATTTCAGAAGAACCACTAGATTCATCTATTTGGTCATGGATAAGTTTCTCCATTCTTCTTGCAGCTCTTTGGGCTGGAGAGATTTCTAAAGCTTGTGGGTTTGGATTAGCACCATCTACTAATATACCAGCATCTCTTGCTTGAACATCTAAAGGGTCTTCATATAATCCATTATAATGAGTAGCCCCTGGCTTTAATACTTTACCATCTCCTTCAAAACCAACATCATAAGGACTGGTATAATCTACTGAGTTTCCAAGATTATCTTCTGTTACTTCTTCTTCTGAACTTTCTATACCCGGAGTTGGGTTATTGATATTTAAATGAGCTATGTCGGCTTCGCCTTCTGGAACTTTGGTTTCCGAAATTCCTATCGGAAATTTCCCTGTACCAAATATTACATCTACCAGTTGTCCGAATGCAGCCAATACTTTAGTTTTTGTAATCTTGACAAACACTCGAGACTTTTCAGACTCTCGAAATTTTACACCTTTAGCGTAGAGACCTCTATAGTTCTCATATGCTTTCATCCATCTTCTTTCGTCAGCATCTCTAGCCATTTCAGCTTGAGCATATCTGCCTTTAATAATACCGATAAGGTTTCTTTGCTGGTCATCTTTTAACTTTAATTCTTTTCCAGACTCTCCCTCTATCTCTTGATAAAGGTTGTCAGCATTTAAAAATGTATTATCTTCTGCCATATTAATATCCAAATGTATTATCAGAAGGTTGATATATATCGGATTTTATCCTTAACATCCTATCGTGTGGATGGTCTAGTCTAGGTCTACTCATTATTAAATACCTAAGTGCATCATATGCATGGTCGGCAGCATGTGTGTCCACATCCTCCGGATTCGTTGAAGACATTGGAATACCTTGCAATTCTTTTATTAAATTAACACAATTATTAAAAATTTGCAATCTAGGTCTTCCTACTCCTTCACGCTGTCTTAAGTGCTCATGTATTTGAGTCTTACCAGCTATTCTATTTTTATCAGCTCTTCTTAATTTATGTCCTTTATTGACAAGTATCTCACCAATAGTAGGACCTGTATATCCAGTTCTTGACCATGCAGCAGTATCTAAAACTCCCGGAATAGATTTAATTTCGTTCTGTTCCATTTCGGTTATAGTGTCGCCGAGTGCATCCCCTGTTAGACCCTTCCTGTATAATTCTCTATATATAATGATGGTCTTATCATCGGGGTCTATAGCAGCCCATAGACAACAACTTTCTGCAGCATAACCATAGTCTAATCCTTTTAATCTCTCCCACCAAGAAGGTATTTCGAAAGGTGTTATAATATGTGCATCTGGAGAAAATTCAGCAAACGCTGCTCCTTCTGCTACATCCCAGTTTCCTTCTAACAGTTGCTTTCTTTGAACTGCCGGTAAGGATTCTAGCATCCTTTCGTATTCACCATCTTCGGCGAGATACGGATTATCCTGCAATAATGCTGGAATAAACTTTCTTGTTAAACCATCTGAACCTAAAAAAGTTTTATTATGTTCAGACGCTTCTACATATCTTTTCTTAACCCATTGTGCACCTACACCACCGGGGTTAGCTGTACATCTTAGATAAGTTTGTATTTCTGGATTTGTAGTTCTTAACCTTGAAGCTAAGTAGTTCCATCCAAACTCTGTAGGTAAGTGAGTAATCTCATCAAAACCTATCCAACTGTACGCTTGTCCTTGATAACGATAAACATCTGCATCTCGTTCCAAGAACCCAAATTCTATTTTAGCTCCACTTGGGAATTGCCAAAGCTTTTCTACTTCCCTAAACTTAGCACCTTTAAATGCTTTAGGGTAGAGTTCACGAGACTTATCTATAAGTTCTCTTAACTCAGGCATAGACCTTCTTAATATTAGAGCTCTATGTTCTGCGTAGTGACAATATCGCAATGGGTCAATTAACATTGCAAAACTTTTGCCACCACCTGCTGCTCCTCCGTAGAGTACATCTTTCTCACCAGCAGCTAAAAAATCTGTTTGGGGACCATCGTTGGGCATAAATGCCACATACTCCCCAGTTTCATTCAAGTGTTCTTGTATAGCATCCGGTAACTCTGTAGTTTCCGATTGCGTTAGAACATTAGAAGTAAGAACCTTTTCTTCTGTCTTTACTTCTTTCTTTATCTTTGTTAAACTTCTAGTTAATTTCTTAACCTTCTTGTTCTTTTTATCTAATTTACTTTTAGCTCTTAAAGCTAATTGCATATCAGACAGTTCGCTATTCTTTGGTCTCCCGGGCTTTTTTCTCGGAGTACCATCTTTATTAAGTATATACTCTCCTTGCGAGTTTGTCAAGTACTTTGTTGATTTTTTTTCATTATCTGGCATACTTTTTATCTACAATCTTTTTTAATCCGGGTCTTGACATTCTTCTACCAGTCTCTGCTTCTAACCAATCTACACCTACTCCTAAACTTATTTCTTTATGGAAGACAGCTTCTGATACTTCTCTTAATACATTAAGTTCTTCATGTATAGGTTTTAAGTAGCCTTCAAAATCATCTGCTATCTCATAACCAAAAGGTATTGTAGATGATGTTCTTCTAATATAATCTATTGGTAATTCCATTTTTATTCCTTAAAAGCTGGACTTCTTAGAACGAGGTGAATGAATGTGTCCTAAGAAGCCTCTTACGCATCCTCAACCTTATCGGTATCGGTAGTTTGTTTACTATACTTTCCTTGTTTAAAAATCCTATCATATTCATCATAGTATTTTTCTGAGTTTACATTGAATCTAGGTGAAGCTCCTTTACCTCCATGCGATGCAGGTGAATATAACCTTCCCTTATTCTTCTTACTAGACAAAAGGACAGGCTTTTCATTGCTTCCTAGTGACTTGTTTGGCATGTTACTTCTTCTTCTTAGTAGTTTTTTTAGGTGCTGGTACTAAGTTATTAAACCAATCGACTGCTACTTGCATCCATTCTGGCTTAACCTTATATACAAAACCACCTATTACTATTAGAGCTATAACAACTCCTATAATACTTTCCATTTCTTACTCCTTTTATTTTATATTACAAAGTTTTAAAATCTTTGGCAATCTACCTGACTTCATTAATATATGAAATCTATCTAAGAGTCTGGATATCATAAGTACAAAGCACCTATTAAATAACCACACAAAAAGAAAGCAGCAGCCCATCCGGGATATTCTTTACAAAACTCCCAAACCTCAATCCAATAGTTCTTCATAATCGCCTTCTATATCTATAGGATTTTTATCGGGCATTAAAAAGATACCACCGGTATTGACATTATGATTTACATCTACTTTATCAATCTTCCCTACGCCTACTCTATCTAGTAGAGTTTGAGCAGCAGTTAATTTATTACTAGCTTGAGGGATGGGTTTGTTAGATTCCATTATCTCAACTAGCTTAAAAGCTGCTTTAGGTGCAGAGTTTGCTAATACTTCCTGAGTTAATTCAAGTATCTCAGACTTTAAAGTCTTTACAACATGATGATAATGAGAAGTATATCCTGCTAATTCAGCAGCCTTCTTAGCATCCCCCTGTGTTTCCACAAGGTTATCTAAGAACGACTGTTGCTTGTCAGTTAGTTCTCTTCTTTTATTATCGTTACTTATACTTGGAAGTATTGCCATGTTATAAGTATATAGTTGTATACTAGATTTGTCAAGTATTTTATAATAAACTTAAATAAGTATTGACAAAAGAGTATATGATATGTATAATAACATAGTGCCCTCCCGGGTACATATATAGCCTCTAGCTATAACCTTATTTCCATACTCTGGAAAACCATCAAGTAAACCTTAAAAAATATAACTCCTGATAGTCGGGATGTAAACTAGTTGTTAAATCTAGTTAATGGTAGATTTGTAGAATTTTGTATGAGTATTAGATGTATATATAGGGTGGAGGGCATGGTAGCCTGCCTGCCCCTTCTATAGACTTTGAAGATTCCAAAGATATGAAAGATTTATTAGTGCTACCAAGTGTTTCCTTCATCAAGACTATCACATTATTCTAGTTTACAAAGCCATTAAAGTTTTCAAGTGTGTATTTAGCACTAATAAATCCCAGACTCCAAAACCTGAAAGCTACTTTAAAAGCTTTGCAGGCAGAGAAAACATTTCTCAATCTGAGTATAGAAAGAAATTGTAAGCTTGTAAGATAAAAGAACATTACATTAGCTTCTATGTCTAAAAAATGTTTTCTTCTTGGCTACCTAATGGGCGACACCCTATATTCTCTAAACCCAATGCCAATTCAAATGCCCATAACATTGGCAAGAACTCTAATGCCCACAACAAAGCTTCCGATGATGCAGGATTCACTTGCTAAGACAAATCAAGAACTCGAATACATCAAACGCATTTCCTCATGTTATATTCTCCTTAGGCATCATGAATCGCTTAATCCTCTTGAATGTTAAAGCTTCTAGAACATTCATTCCAGCAAGCTTACTCCCTCATTATTCCAGATGACTTCCTCTCCAACTACTAGCGTTTAGCTCTCCCAACCTCAAAGACACCTGAAACCTGATTGAACTAGCAGAGCTCCCTTGTCTCTCGTAAGTTATAGTGTCTATAGTTCCCCATAACAAAACTAAAATAATCCTATTTTTCTATAAGAACAAGGTAGTCTAAAGTTTGCTCGTGCCTCACAAAACCTTGCACTTCTAGAAGAAATGGATTATAATTATTTTATTATGACAAACTATATACACTTAACTTTCGGAAACAAAGAAACTCTTGAGTTTCAATCGATTTCAGATGCCTCTAAGGTCGCCAGAGCTAACGCTAGTGTCGGCAATAAAGTCATCGGAATAATGGGAACTAACCTTCCCGAAATAAACGCCCTAGAAGCTTACATTCAAGGGATTAACCAATCCATAACACCTAAGGAGGTATAACATGGAAAATACATTTAATATAAACGACTTCTCGAAAGAGGAGCAAGCAAATCCTGCAACATTCTCGCAATGTCGTGGGCTCTCTTTAAAGTTTGCCAATAACAAGGGCAAGATGAACTGGCAACTCCAGAAGAGAATATTAGGCTGTCTTTTTGGAAACGCCAAGAAGAAAACGCTTACTTTTGCAGAAGCTAATGCAATGTTCAGTAAGAACAAGCTTCCAGCTAAATATAATACTCAGATAGAGAAATATATAGCTCAAAAGCAAAGCTAGCCTTTAAAAGCTCTCAGGCTTTGGAGTCTGGGAGCTTTTTTTAAATACCAATTTCCATGCTATAATTGTGCTTTGAAGTTCGCATTTTAGCGATATTCTCGGTAATCTTTCATATCTTTTTACTTATTTAACAATTTGAGGGGTATGGAATATTCTCAGAACTTTAAGGGGGCATGCAGAAGTTAGAAATAACTAGATAGATTTAATTAATTAATTTTAGTTAATTAGTTAAATAATAGGCAGGCAGTAGGTTGAGGGAAATTTTTACAAATGTGTTAAAAAACTGTGAAAATACTGTTAAAATGCTGTTAATATGCTGTTAATTACCTGTTAATATGCTGTTAATTACCTGTGGATAACTATTTTTACATGATTTTTGGTATTTTTAGATTTATTTTAATAAAATTTAATAGTTTTTGCATAATATATTACAAATTTTAAACATCAAAGAAAGAGTAGTTTTAAAGTTTTAACTTGGGTTGACATCTTCGGTGATGGGGTGTAAGCTTGTCGGCAAGTCGTGGCAGGGTTGTCATGATGTTTTTTTAAAACTTATGGAGGTTTTTATGAAAAAACACAATGTTATTAAATTTACTACTCATGATAGGGCTACTCAGTATCTATATGAACTGGGATTTTCCTATAAATCTAGGAATAATTATAAAGAGGATAGAAGTGAGATGTGGCAACACAAATCCAAAAGGCAACATGCTTTTCTAAAATCAAATTATGATTTTTTTAGTAATGATAGTATGGAAATGGGAACAGTTTGGACTGTCCAACAATTTTAAAAGGAGTAAAATATGAATAAAATATATCAAGAATGGGCTTTATTTCAGAAAGATTTTAAAAGACAAGCAAATGAGAGCTTGCTTTTTAGAATTAACTGGTATATATTAAAACCACTAGCGATTGTAATGGTTATAATCGCATTAATTATAATATAGGAGAATATTATGGCTTTTAACACAGCACCCTTACTAAAATCTACGCATGGCAGTCCTGACTATACAGAAGGATTTGATGAAATTAAACTATCTATGGAAATAGATTGGGAAGATGGAATTGATAGAGGTGAACTAAAACTTTCTGATTGCTATTGGAAAAAAGAAGTGAATACAGATGATAAAGATTTGTATATGTTTGGATTTAGACCTCAATTTGGATTTCATTTACGACCTTATCATCCGAACAGAAAGAATTTAATTGGACCAATGTCTAATGGAATGATAGCAGAAGTTAATTCAACTATCACTAGCCAGTTAGAAAAGATGGTTGGTTATCCAATCAGTAAATATATATCTGTTCATGATAGATATGAAACGCAAGAGATGTATGATGCTCTTTGTAGATAGTAATTATAACTATCAAAGAAAGAGTAGTCTTAAAGCTTTAACTTGCCTTGACATCTGTCGGGGCAGGGTGTAAGCTTGTCATCACTTCGGCACACAAGATGTTGAAGTGTATTTTAAATAGTCTGGGAGGGCTTTAAATATGAAAAATATTATTAAAAATTGGTTGTTGAACCTACTAAGCGAGGAGATTAACTATATAGTTGCCTCAAAATTGAATGATAAAGTGCAATCTAGTGAATATGAAATTCAGGAATTGAATGCTAGATTTGATGATGTCGAGAGTGTTAATCACGATATGAAATATGAGTGGGAAGACATGGAAAGTCGTTGTAATCAAATGATTGACGACCAAGAGTATTTGAAAGATGAACTCAGAGATGATGTCCAATCGTTTTGTGAAGATAGAGTTGAAGAGATTATAACAGAATTTAATGAAATGCGAGAAGGCTATTCATTAGATGTCCAGTTAGTTAAGAAAGACTGGTAATCATAATTCGCTTTGGGCAGTTGCGATTAAATACTGCCCTAATTTAAATGGAGAGTATAATGATAACTTATACAAATAATGGTTCTGCCACCACAAAGGCAATTTCAGAAGCTTCTTTTCTTGAAAGGAGATTATGGGCTTATGCTTCTAGGAATGGGTTTAATATTCTTAGAGTTCGAGGTATAAAAAATAGATATGGAAATACGAAAGGTAAGACCTTCTTAGGTTTACACTTCAATAAAATATCGGCATATCAACAACTTAAGAACCCTGCTAAGAAGATTTACTTTGGAAAGAAAGTGAATGTAGGTAAAACTAATAAAGGTATGCAAGTCATGAGTGTCCCTCATAATTTAGACATGCAAGATGCTTTTGAAAGTTTTGAAGAAATAGTTAGAATGTCTGAAAGACATAATGCTAGAGGCGTAGTAGGATTTTTTAGAAGATTACTAGGTTAATAGTTAAAAAGGTTTTGCTGGTTTTCCTATTTTAATAAACCAGAATTTAATTTATGGAGATAAATATGAGTAAAGGAATGAGAGTATGTGATAGAGAAATTATTGAAAGACAAGTAAAAACTGCTTGGGAAACTAAATCTAAAGAGGACTTTGTAAAAGAGTTTGAAGATAGTGGAGTATGTCAAGTTATTTTACAGAAAATATCTGAGATAAATAATATGACTGATAATATTAAAAGTATTGAAGACAGTAGAGATGCTTTAACAAGTGAAGTAAGTGGTTTAATCGAGGATTTTAATGTGTGTCATAGTGAAGGTAAGTCAAATTCTTATTATCATGGTTATGAAGGAACTTATCTTGATTTCAATAGGGGTGGGTATAGTTCATCACATGCTAGTTATGAAGTAAAAACTGGAATACCTCATAGTGTTAGACTGTCAATATCAGATGAGCTAGGATTACAAACTATGAGTGGCGACTTTAATGCAAAAGCAATAGTCGAGTCATTAATTAAAACATTTGTAAAATAAAGGAGAATGTTGTGGCATATCAATTATTAACAGTCAATAATCCAAAGACTATAAAAGGGTTTAAGAAGCATAAGAATATACTTACAGCTATAATGCACCTTAGACCAATCAATACTAAGATATGTCCTTATCAAGAGGTAGCATCTTGTAAGACTGCTTGTTTAAATACAGCAGGTAGAGGGGGTATTTTTAAGAAAGGAGAAAATACCAATAGAATACAGGATGCTAGACAGCGTAGGACTGATATGTATTTAAACCATTATGATTATTTCATAGAGTTATTACATACAGAAATTACAAGGTTTATAAACTATTGTAATAACAAAGGTATAACACCTTCATTTAGATTGAATGGCACAAGTGATATACAATGGGAACACAAACTATACAAAGGCAAGACTATGTTTGAACACTTCCCAGATATACAGTTCTATGACTACACCAAGATACCTACAAGAAAAGTATCACATATCAAGAACTATCATTTGACTTGGAGTTATTCAGAAGCTAATGATAAGTATGCTAAATGGTATGATAAGATTGCATATAATATAGCAGTAGTATTCAATGGTGCTTTCCCTATCTACTTTAAAGGCAGGGAAGTGGTTGATGGGGATGAAACAGATTTAAGATTTTTAGATAAAGACAATGTGATTGTCGGTCTTAAAGCAAAGGGTAAAGCTAGACATGATATGTCAGGCTTTGTAATACATATATAGGAGATAATTATGAAAGTAAAACAAGCACTTGAAATTTCAAAGACTTTAGGTTATACTATACCTAATGATATGACAGATGATATACTATATTATTCAGAAACTGAACAAGATTATGTATCTGTTTTAGATATGGAGATAGTTCATTTAGTTAGAGCATTTGATAAACTAAGAACTAATTTAAATGGAAAGGATTATAATGTTATGCAAGCATTAAATTCTATTGAAGAATATATTAAAGATGTGAGGGAAGAATATGAATGAAGAAAAACTATACAACATATATTGGCATGATGGAGTTATGAAAACTTATGTAGCTACTACTAACAATTTAGATAAATGGTTAGAATATAACAATAAAGATAGAGAGGTATCTGAAAGCCTTAATGATTTTATAATTGAGGAAGGGATGAATTTCAAATTTAATGAGGATGAAATATGAGTAAAGTATTTAGAGAATGGGAAGAAAATGTAGATAAAGAAAGTAAAGAATGGCTTGACTTTGAAAAACAAATGGAGTATGATGATGCAATGTTTAACCAAATGGTGAAGGTATTGGATTGGATGATGCCTATAAATAATAAAGGAGATAAAGATGAGTAATCATATAAATGATATGATATGGCAAGAGATTTGGGAAGAGATAGAATATCTGGAAGACTGTTCAGATAGAGAGTTTGGTAGAAAAGTAATGGATGTTTCATTAGAAAAAGACTTACATCCAGATGATGATAGAGAAGAAATACTTGACATAATTGCAGAAGAAATGATGGAGGACAGAGCAGTATGAAACAGATATGGGATGATTATTGTTATGGGATAACACCTACAGACTGCGATTGTGGTAGTGGCAAAGAAATGTTTAGGTGTGATGATGCAGAAGGAGATTTTGTAGCTCATGCCTGTGAAGAATGTGAGGTAGATAAACTATCTAAATATAAACCTGAGATATGGAAGGAAGGATATAAATATAATGAGTATATATAAAACAGTAGAAGAAAGTTTGGTTAGAGATTACGAAGTTGTAAGAACTTTAACTGATGAAACTATGGGTGAAATAACTCTGCGTGTAATGGAAGAATTGAATAAATATAAAACATATCAATGCACAGACCAGTTTATCCACCAAATAATAGGGGAAACCCTTACAAGATTAATAGCAAAAGGAGTAGAGCATGAAAGGAATATTAATAAATCCGTTTGATGAAACAATCAAAGAGGTAGAATATACAGGGGACTATAGAGAAATCTATAACTTAACAGACTGTAGAACTTTTGATTGTGTTAGACTTACGATTGAAAATGATATGTATATAGATGATGAAGGTTTAATGATAGATAATCAAAGATACTTTAGTATTAAAGATAGGAACTATGCAGGTAAAGCTTTATTGCTAGCACATAATGATGAAGGGGAGAGTGTAGCTACAACTTTTACTTTACAGGAAGCTAAAGATATGGTAGAATGGTTGCCAGAAGGACATAGAGAAACACCTTATATGGAATTTACAGCATGGGAATAATATGAATGCAAAGACAATAAAAAAATTAAGGAAAAGGATTAAACCTATTCAGGTTGAGTGGATGAAATCTTTATTGCCTGATGAACAAGCAAACAACATTACAGTTAAGAATGTTAATGACATCTTACCTGAGCAAACCCATGTCTATACGACTGAGGGTGTTATCTATTCTTATATGACTGATAAGTATATTATGAAACGATTAAAAAAATATCCACATATTAAGAATTACAAACAGTTAATGGAGGTCATAGCAGATGAAGGAATATCTGATAACAGTAGTCTTTGATAATCAAGAACGAGCACTACTAAAAACTTTTGGTTGGAGTGTCCAGTATGCTATTGATAATATGCTAGCTTTGAAATCAGTTGTAGATATAATTGATATTGAGGAAGTAGATACTCAATACATCTGGGATTTTCATGGAGATTTTCTAGAGCTTAGAAGATTGAGAGAACAGGTAGGAGATGAGGATTTAATCCGACAAGGGTTAGATAATAATATAACTTTACATTAAAGGAGAATGTATGAAAAATAAAAATATGAATTATATATTTATAATATTAATACTAATTACAGGTATGAGTATTCAACAATATAGAATTAATCAATTACAATACTGGTCAGTAGATAATGCTGTTGAATGTATTGGTAAGGTAGGTAAGATGACAAAAGAAGATGTAGATTATTGCAGACCTTTACTTTTAAAACTTGGATTTAAAGAAAGGAAATCAGATGAGGAAGGCTAAAGTAATACAGTCAATAGACCATGTTAAAAAATGCACCTCGCAAGGAACAGGTGGCAGGGGTAGAAGTGTGAAAGTTTCTATGAGCCACATGAATAAAAATAAAAAGAGGTCATACAAAAAATATAGAGGACAAGGAAGATGATAGCTGTATTAGATAAAGATGATTATAAAAAATTTAATGAGTCATTAACTATCCTTTCTAATGAAGGATATGATGTGCCTCATACTGTGGAATATAATAAAGATGGAACATTTAAAGTAGAAATCTTTATTGATGATAAACAAATAGAAAAATTAGATGAAATTTTACTTGACACAGGGATAGACTTGTAGTATTATGTGGGCATATAAGTAATGAGTAGCCGAAAACAAAGCCCTCTATCTCCATACTATATGTTGGTAGGCTTGGTTCTGTCCACAACTTTGAGAGTTGGTTGGCTCGAAAACTCTCACTTTGTTAAACTATAAATACCATAGGAGGTAAATATGATAGTAGATGGAATAGCGTATTGGGCTTCAATCAAGACACCTAATACGACTTTTGAACCTATGTATACGATTAACTTGGTTATAGACCAAGCTACTGCAGATGATTTTGCAGGTCGTGGACATACAGTAAAGCAAATGGATGAAGGTCCTTGCTTAGTAATCAAGCGTAAAGTAGAGGGTCCTAATGGAATAGTTAGGAACTCTCCTAGACTGATTGATGCTAATAAGCAAGACATTAATCTTGCTGTTGGGAATGGCTCTAAAGTTAGAGTCCAATGTAATGAATATGAATGGGATTGGAAAGGAAAGACTGGTAAAAGTCTTGACTTACAAGCTGTTCAGGTTCTAGATTTAGTTGAATATAAATCAGGGGATGGCGATGAGTTCTTTGATGAAGGCGAGGAGTTTTAATCATGAGTGAACAAACACCTTCAATCACATACAAAACCGATGATGGTTTATATGATGTGCTGAAACTAAATCAAGATGCACAAGGTTTTTATAGTGTTATTGTTGAATGCACTAACGAAGTGAAAGCCTTACGCAAAAGAATTGCAGTCTTAGAAGCTGCAACAGCACACTTCAATAGTCAAATCACACCTTATCTAGAGGATGATGCTTTGATTGACGAAGAGTAAAGTAAATAATTGGGTGTCCACAAAAGAGGATAGGACTTAAAGTATAAATCCTGCTTGGTTGAGATTGAAGACATTAGGTTGTCAGTAGATTAGAAACCATATGAACAACGCCCTACTTTTCTATAGGAGATAGAATGGAAGAACAAACAAAATTTATAAAAACAAAACTGCCATGTCCAAAATGTGGTGGTTCAGACCCAGTTGGATTAAATGAAAATGGTTCAGCTAAATGTTTTAGTTGTGGAACTTTCTTTTCTGATTATAAAAATGAAACAGAAGGAACAGCAACACCTGTTAAGAAAACTGAAACCACTTTCTTAACTTCATATACTGGTATATATGATGCCATATCTGATAGAGATATATCTAAAAAGACTACTACCAAATTCGGTGTTAGAATTTTAAAAGATAATAATGGTAAGATTAAACAACATATTTATCCTTACTTTAATGGTAGCGAAATAGTAGGGACTAAGACTAGATATGTTGATAATAAAAACTTTACCTGTAATGGAACCTTTGAAGGCACAGGTTTATTCGGTGAACAATTATATAGGAATACAGGTGGTAAGTATCTTACTATTGTTGAAGGTGAATGTGATGCTATGGCAGTCAATGAATTGTTCCAAGATAAGTGGGCAGTAGTATCAATTAAAAGAGGAGTAGCTTCTGCTGTTAAAGATATTAGAGAGAGCATTGAGTTTGTAGAAAGCTTTGATAATGTTGTCTTATGTTTTGATAATGACAAGGCAGGTAGGGAAGGGGCAAGACAAGTTGCTCGTATTATAAAGCCCGGAAAAGCTAAGATAGTTAATCTTCCTAATGGATATAAAGATGCTAACGAAATGTTGGTTAAGAAAAAGTTTAAAGAGTTTACTACTGCATGGTGGGAAGCTAAGACTTATACACCATCAGGTATCTTAGAATTATCTAGTCAGAAAAATGATTGGATTCATCGTGAGGTAAAAGAAAGTATTGCATATCCTTGGGAAGGATTGAATAAGAAACTATATGGTCTGCGTAAGGGAGAACTTGTAACTCTTACAGGTGGAACAGGACTTGGAAAGTCTAGTGTGACTAGAGAACTTGAACATCATCTTATTAAAAACACAAGGGATAATGTAGGTATCGTAGCACTAGAAGAAAACTGGGTGAGGACTGCTGATGGTATAGTATCTATTGAAGCTAACGATAGATTATATCTTACTGAGAAAAGAAATAATTATTCGGAAGAAGAATTAAATAATTTATTTGATAAGGCTATTGAACAAGGCAGAGTATTTATTCATGCTCACTTAGGAGCTACAGATATAGATGAAATATTTTCTAAGTTAAGATATATTATAGTAGGATGTGAATGTGATTGGGTAGTTGTAGACCATTTACATATGCTAGTAAATGTTTTAAGTGAGGGAGATGAGAGGAGAGGAATTGATATGCTCATGAATAGATTGAGAAGTTTAGTAGAAGAAACAGGTGTCGGAATGATACTGGTATCTCATCTAAGAAGAGCAGCAGGAGAGAAAGGACATGAGAAAGGTATTGAAGTTTCACTCTCACATCTTAAAGGTTCTCAGGGAATAGCACAGTTGTCCGATTGTGTTATAGCTTTAGAGAGAAATCAACAAGCAGAAAATCCAGAGGAAGCAAACATAACTAAAGTAAGAGTATTAAAATCTAGATATACAGGAGATACAGGGATGGCATGTTCTTTGAAGTATGATGTAGAAACTGGAAGACTGCATGAATTAACAGAGGAGGAGACATTTTATAATGAAGATGATTTTTGATATAGAAACAGATGACTTAAATGCTACTAAGATATGGTGTATAGTAGCGAAAGAATTAGATGGTGAGATATATAAATTTGGACCAGATAAAATTCTAGATGGATTAGAGTTATTAAAAAGTGCTGATACTTTAATAGGTCATAACATAATAGGATTTGATTTACCTGTATTAAAAAGATTATATGACTTTGATTATGATGGAGATTTATTAGATACTTTAGTAATGTCTAGGTTATATAATCCAGTTAGAGAAAATGGACATAGCTTAAAGACTTGGGGATATAGAGTAGGGATGTATAAAAAAGAACAGCCCGAAGATTTTACAGAATACACACCTAGAATGTTAGACTATTGTGTTGGAGATGTATTATTAAATGAGAAAGTATTTACATATTTAGAGAATGAAGGGAGAGGATTTAATCCTGACTCTTTACAATTAGAACAAAGAGTTGCACAGATTATGTTAGAGCAGGAGAATACAGGATTTTATTTTGATACTAGGACAGCTATGGAATTACTTGCTGACTTAGAAGATAGGAAAGCACAAACAGAATTACTGGTTCAGTCTACATTTAAACCTAAATGGGTTGATGATAAATTAGTTACACCCTACATAAAGAAAGATGGAACATTATCTAAACGAGGACTTACTGATGAAGAGTATGAATCTATACAAAAATCAGACCATACTCAATCGTTTATGAGACAGAAGTTAGTTGAGTTTAATCTAGGTAGTCGTAAACAAATTGGTGAATACTTAATGGACTTTGGTTGGAAGCCTGTTAGATTCACACCGACAGGTCAGCCTATTGTAGATGAAGGCACACTTAAAAAGATTGAACACATTGAAGAAGCTAAACTAATAGCAGACTTCTTACTATTCCAAAAAAGGATAGCACAAATATCATCATGGATAGATGCCTTACAAAACGATAGAGTTCATGGTAGAGTTATACCTAATGGAACTATTACAGGTAGGATGACACACAGAAATCCTAACATGGCACAGGTTCCTAATGCAGGTAGCCCTTTTGGAAAGGAGTGTCGTTCTTGTTGGACTGTTCCAGAAGGATATAAATTAGTAGGTATAGATGCTAGTGGTTTAGAATTAAGAATGTTAGCACACTATATGAATGACGAAGATTATATTGAAGAGGTTATTCATGGGGATATACATACTACTAATCAAAACTTAGCAGGTCTTAAAACTAGGGACCAAGCCAAGACTTTTATATACGCTTTAGTATATGGGGCAGGAGATGCTAAGATAGGAAGCGTAGCAGGTGGTGGAATTAAGAAAGGTAAAATGTTAAAGCAAACTTTCTTCACCAACCTGCCTGCTCTTAAAACTCTAAGAGATAGAGTTCAGCAAGCTTCTAATAGAGGATTCTTAAAAGGATTAGATGGAAGAAAGATATATGTAAGAAGTCAACATGCTGCACTTAATACCTTATTACAAGGTGGTGGTGCGATAGTGATGAAAAAGGCTATGTGCCTACTACAAGATATGTTAGAATTAAATGCGATAGATGCTAAGTTTGTAGCTAATATTCATGATGAATGGCAGATACAAGTTAAGGAATCGCAAGCAGATTTTGTTGGTGAATCAGGGTGTAATGCAATTAAAAATGCAGGTGAGTATTTTAATATGCGTTGCGAATTAAAAGGTGAATATAAAATTGGAGGTGATTGGAGTGAAACCCACTAAAGAAGATAGAAAGAAGTTCGATATTGATTTGGAATATGGAACTATAAAAGAAGATAAGATAGCAAACATGCTTACTAATAAAAAGATTGAAGTTAAATCTGAAAGAGGTATGTGGATGAAGACAGGTAACATATGTATTGAATATGAATCATATGGTAAACCTTCTGGAATTACCACTACCGAAGCAGACTATTGGTTTCATAATCTTTGTATTGATGACCACATATTTTGCACATTAGTATTTGAAGTTCCTAAACTTAGACAGCTAATAGAAAAGTTAGACTTTAAAAAATCAGTAAGTGGTGGTGACCATAATGCAAGTAGAATGTGGTTAGTTAGTATACAAAAACTATTTACAACAGATGTATTTAAAACCTTTAAGGAGTTAGATAATGACCAAGAAGATTGACAAACCTAAATCAGATAACTATAATAAGTTTAAGTCCGAGTCAGGACATTGGTATGCTCAGGATGGAGAGCCGATGTATACTCTTATTGGTGCTAATGGTAAAGAAAGAAACACTACTTTAAGAGATGCTAAAAATTTAGGGTTAGTTCCTTCTGTTACTACTATAATGGGCATGATAGCAAAGCCTGCTTTAGAAAACTGGAAGATGAACCAGCTTATAAATTCAGTATTAACTTTAGAAAAGAAAGATTCTGAATCAGACAAAGCTTATACTTATAGATGTATGGAAGATTCTAAGAAGGTAGGTATCAAAGCTTCGGAAGAAGGAACTAGAATACATGCTTTAATTGAGAAAGGTTTCTTAGGTAAAAGTAAAACCAAACCATACAAGGTAATTAAGAAATGGCTTGATGAGAATTTTCCTGATGAAGAATGGATAGCAGAGGATTCTTTTTGTGCTGACTTAGGTTATGGTGGTAAGATAGATTTATATTCTAAGTCTGGTATCTTTGTAGATTTTAAAACTAAAGATAACTTAGAAGGTAAAGACCCTGCTAAATTAGTATATGATGAACATGGCATGCAGTTGTCTGCTTATGCACAGGGCTGTGGTTTTGTAAACTTACCTAAAAGAGTTTCTATCTTTGTTGATAGAGCAGATACAAGTTTAATTGCTTGTCATATATGGGATGAGTCTACACATCACAAACATTTACAGATGTTTAATAGTATATTAACATACTGGAAATTTTCTAAGAACTATTTTCCAGAGGACTATGATGGCTAGACAACCAAGAAAACCTAGACCAAAGAAAGTTAATGTCCCTAAAGGATATGATAGTAGATGGGAATATGAGATTCATAAATCAGTTCTTAAAGGATGGAAGCATCATGATTCAACTATAGATTATACAGTATCACATACATATAGGACTGACTTTGTTAAGACTATTGATGGTAAAATAATATTACTAGAAGCTAAGGGTAGGTTCTGGGATTATGCTGAGTATAGTAAATACATTTGGATAAGAGAAGCTTTCAATGAATTAGTAGAAGCTTATGAGTTAGTGTTTTTATTTCAAAAACCATATGCCCCTATGCCACAAGCTAAGAAAAGAAAAGATGGAACTAAAAGAACCCATGCTGAATGGGCAGAAGCTAATAACTTTAGATGGTATAGTGAAGAAACTTTACCAGATGAGTGGAAGTAATGAAAGTATTATCTATTAATAATATAGAGGGAGATATAATAAAAGATACCTCTACTTATTTAGTTAAAGATAATAAGGTATTGAAAAATTTAGTAGTTAGTAGCACATTTTTAAGAGCTAATAAATCTACAAATGGACATAGACACATTGGACAAGAAGAAGTTTATTTCTTTATTAAAGGTCATGGAGAAATGGAAGTAGATTATGAAAGATTTAAAATAAAAGAAGGTGATTTAATCTTAATTGAAGATGGAGAGTTCCATCAAGTATTTAATACTGGACACTTAGGATTATATTTTATATGTATATTTAATGGAGAGAGGTATAAGGAGGAAGAATGAAATCGAATATGATTTTTGAAAATGCGTTAAGTAATTATGATTGTGATTATATTAATTCAGAAGCAGAAAAAATACTAAACATAAATGAGGCTATCGTTGGTGAAACTACCGATGTAAGTGATGGTCTTATTAAAGATAGTATAAGAAAAAGTAAAACAGGATTCATAGAATCTTGGAATAATGAACACTTAGAATTATGGAACTATGTTTCATCAAGGTTGTGGAATTATATTAATTCAGCCAATAGAATAAACTTTGCATTTGATGTGAGTTATTTAGATAGTGTTCAATATACTAAGTATGAATCAGGTGGAGACTATTATGATTGGCACATTGATACATTCATTGAAACTCCTAATGCTTTCCATAGGAAGCTAAGTATAACTGTTCAGCTTTCAGATGGTAGTGAATATGAGGGTGGTAATTTTGAATTAAATGATGGGACAGGTTCAGCATTACCACAAGATTCTTTAAGAAAGAAAGGAACTATTTTAATTTTCCCTTCGTTCTTATTACATAGAGTAACACCAGTAACAGCCGGCACTAGAAAAACTTTAGTAGCTTGGGTTGAAGGGAGGCATTTTAAATGATGTATAAATTTAATGAAGATATGTTAGTAGAAGAACTACAAGACTATATTGATGAGACTTATTCAGAACATTATGCGTCAGATAAATATCAGGCAACAGATGTAATTATAGATTCAGGACATGGAGAAGGTTTTTGTATGGGTAATATAATGAAGTATGCTAAAAGATATGGTAATAAAGATGGATATAATAGAAAAGATTTGATGAAGATATTACATTATGCTATAATAATGTTAGACATACATGACAAAAAGGAGAATGACAATGATGTTGGAAGATAAGATTGGAAAGAAACAATACTTAGGAATAGAAATAGATTATGATAAGGAAAACGAATTTGATAAATTCAGTTTAGATACATTAAAAGATAGATACTTCTGGAATGGTGAGACACATGCCCAAGAAGCATTCGCAAGAGCATCAGTTTTTGGTGCAACATATAAGGGGAAAACAGATTATGAAATGGCTCAAAGACTTTATAGCTACAGTTCCAACTGTTGGTTCATGTTTAGCACTCCTATACTTAGTAACGGGGGAACAACTCGTGGGCTTCCTATCAGTTGCTTCCTTAATTATGTTCCTGATAGTAGGGATGGTTTATCTTCTCACTATGACGAGAATATATGGTTGGCAAGTTCAGGTGGAGGTATTGGTGGATATTGGGGAGATGTTAGGAGTAATGGTATACCTACTACTCATGGTAGTCGTTCTACTGGTTCAATCCCCTTCATGCATGTTGTAGATTCACAAATGCTAGCCTTTAATCAAGGCACTACAAGACGAGGAAGTTATGCAGCATACTTAGATATATCTCACCCAGAGATTGAAGAGTTTATAAACATGCGTAAAGAATCTGGTGGAGATATAAATAGAAAATGTTTAAATCTACACAATGGAATTAACATAACTAATTCTTTTCTACAAGCTGTAGAGAATGATGAAGATTGGAGATTGATTGACCCTAAAACTAATAAGGCTGTTAAGATAATTAATGCTAGAGATTTATGGTGGCAGATAATAAATGCTAGAGCAGAAACAGGTGAGCCTTATATGATAAACATAGACACATGTAATGATGCTTTACCTAAAGAACAACAAGATTTAGGATTAAAGATAAGACAAAGTAATTTATGTTCAGAGATAACTCTTGCTACCAATGAAGAAAGGACAGCAGTATGTTGTTTATCTTCTGTTAATTTAGAATACTTTGATGATTGGTCCAAAGATACTCAGTTCATTGAAGATTTAATAACTATGCTTGACAATGTAATAGAACATTATATTGAGAATGCAGTAGACACATCACAGCTAGGAGGTTATGGTGCAAATTTTAAAAGGTTTAAAAATTATATACGAGAAGGTAAAGAAGGTTATGCAAAATCTGCATACTCTGCTTATAGGGAAAGGTCGTTGGGCTTGGGAGCAATGGGATTCCATGCTTACTTACAGTCTAAGGATATATCGTTTGAAGGTTTATTTGCCACTAGCTTTAATCATAAAGCGTTTTCGCACATCAAAACAAATGCCGATGATGCTACTAGGAAACTTTCTGAACTACGGGGTGAATGTCCTGACCTACCTCGTGGGCACAAGCGTAATGCTCACCTCCTTGCTATTGCTCCTAATGCTAGCTCTGGGATTATTTGTAGTGGGACTTCCCCTAGCATTGAGCCTTATCGTGCTAATGCATATACACACAAAACTTTATCAGGTAGTTACCAAGTTAAAAACAAATACTTAGAAAAAATATTAAAGTCAAAAGGATTAAAGGTAAAAGAACTTGAAGAAATTTGGAAAGACATATCAGCTAAAGAAGGTTCAGTTCAACATCTTGATATTCTTACTGACGAAGAGAAAGAAATATTTAAAACAGCTAATGAATTAAATCAGATATGGGTAGTTGAACATGCGTATCAAAGACAACAATATATATGCCAAGCACAGTCAGTTAATCTGTTCTTTACTTTACCTAAAGCAACAGAAGAACAATCTATACATGATGAATATATGCAGTATGTTAATGATGTTCATTGGTATGGTATGAATAAACTTAAATCACTCTACTACTTTAGGTCTAATGCAGCTAGAAATGTAGAGAATGTAAATATTAAAGTTCCAAGAATAAAGTTAGATGAAGTGGAATGTATTGCCTGTGAAGGCTAAGGAGAATTATGAATAAGGAATTATACGAAGCGTTGATATTAAAATATAAAGCTGAGTTACAAGAAGCTAAAGTTAATTTAAAATTATACTTTACAAACTCAGCAGGAGTTGCTGACCATCCTAACTTAGTAGAAAGTGTGGAACAAGTGTTCAGTAAATATACAGAAGCAAAAGAAAAATTAAAAACATTACAGGAGGATTACCATGAGCTTATTGGGAACGAGAGATTACTATAAACCATTTGAATATCCATGGATGTTTGATTACTATGTATTACAGAATCAAATGCATTGGATGCCGGAATCTGTACCACTACACACAGATGTAAAAGACTGGCAAGAACTTACAGATGTAGAAAAGAATTTACTTACTCAAATATTCAGACTGTTCACACAATCTGATGTTGATGTTGCTAGTGGATATATAGATAAGTATATGCCTATGTTTAAAAAACCAGAGGCAAGAATGATGATGAGTTCATTTGCTAATATGGAATCAATACACCAACATGCCTACAGTTTATTACTTGATACAGTAGGGATGCCTGATATAGAGTATAAAGCTTTTGCTGACTACGAAGAGATGGCAGACAAGCATGATTATGTTAGTAAGTTTAAACCAACTAAATCTAACAAAAGAAATATTGCTAAAACTTTAGCAGTCTATTCAGCTTTTACAGAAGGACTACAATTATTTAGTAGCTTTGCTATCCTATTAAACTTCCCAAGATTTGGAAAGATGAAAGGTATGGGACAGATAGTTACTTATTCTATTCGTGATGAATCATTACATGTTGAAGCTATGACTAAACTCTTTAGAGAATTTATAAAAGAGAACACAGATATATGGACTGATGATTTTAAGAAAGAGATATATGAAATCTGTAGACAGATGGTTAAGCTTGAAGATAAGTTTCTTGATTTAGTATTTGAGATGGGAGACTTGCCGGGATTAACTAAGAAAGATATGTATGCTTATAATAGATACATAGCTGATAGAAGACTACTTCAATTAGGATTGAAAACAAACTATGACCAAAGAGAAAATCCGTTAGAATGGATTGATGAAGTTATGGGAGTAGAACATCAGAACTTCTTTGAAGGAAGAGCTACAACTTATATGAAGGCAGGTCTTAGAGGAAGACAAGATACCATATCATTTGCTAGTCTAAGTGAAGATGATGATTAGAGGAATAACATGTGGTGCTTTTGATTTACTTCATGCAGGACATGTTGTAATGTTTGAAGAGGCTAAAGAGATTTGTGATTATTTATTAGTCGCTATACAAACAGACCCCTCAACTGATAGACCTAACAAACATAAGCCAGTTCAAAGTATTGTTGAAAGACAACTCCAAGTCAAAGCTGTTAAGTGGGTAGATGATACAATAGTATATCATACAGAAAAAGAATTAGAAGATATATTTAATACACTACCTATTGATGTGAGAATAATTGGGGAAGAATATAAAGAAGAACTATTTACTGGTAGAGATATCTGTAAGCAAAGAGGTATAGATGTTTATTACAATAAAAGAAAACACAATTTTAGTACAACTAAATTAAGGAAACAATTATGAAAAAGAAGGAAGCTGTCCTATTAGGATATAAATTCCTATACAATAAGTCAGGACAATTAATAACAGAAAGAACTACAACTGATATTACTAAGTTAAAAAAGTTTTTAAAGAAGTATGAGTATGAATTATTACAGGTAATTATGAGAGAAGGTACAGCAAAATTAGATGCGATACACTCTGATATAGAAAATCATATAAATGCTAGGAAAATGACTGACTAATTGAAAAACGACATCACAGAATGCCCGTGGTTGAACGAAGAGCTGTTAAGTAATACCTTATGTCCAGAAAGACATAAAATTCAACCACGAGCTTGTGTGTGGCTCTGATAGCATTTAGCTATTTTTACCCAGAAATTTTAATTTTCTTAGGCTTTTGCTCGTCTGGAATGTTTTTACTTAGTTCGATAAGTAATATTCCATCAGCAACCTTAGCTTTTTTAACTTCAACATACTCAGCTAGAGCAAATGATTTCCAAAATTCCCTTTCAGAAATTCCTTTATGAATAAATTCTATATCATCTTCTCTATCTCCATAGCATGCAGATACAGTTAAAGTATTATCTTCTATTTCAATATCAATATCGGACTTACTAAATCCTGCCATTGCTATTTCAATAAAATATGTCTCACCTTTTTTAAGAATATTGTAAGGTGGATAGTTTGATTTAGGTATTGATGCTCTTTGTAATGTATTAAACATTTCATCAAACCCAACTGAGAACGGACTGAATTGTCCAAATGCTTTTATGTTTGTCATATTAACTCCTTGTTAAAGCAAGTTCATGAGTGCCGACCTTTCGCACACTCTTATTATAGTATATAGTCTACTGCTTATTTGTCAAGAGTTTTGGGAAATAAATTGTTATAGGTTCTGACTTACCTTTAACTAAGATACTATCTATCTTTTCATAATCAAAAGAATCTTCTGCTAACTCTTTAGTATATTCAGATATAATAATCTTCCATTGTTTGTAATCATTTCTACCAGCAGTTGCTTCTAATCTAGCTGATAAGTTTACAGCATCCCCAACAACAGAATAATCAAATCTAGTTTCACTTCCCATATTACCAACAATACAAGTTCCAGAGTTGACACCAGTTCCTACATTGATAGGTGGTAAGTCTAAACCTTGTTCTTTAAATTGTTTGTTGAGTTCTAATGTAGCTTCTTCTATTTCTATAGCAGATTTAATTGCTAACTCTGCATGATTCTCACAAGGTAGAGGAGCATTCCAGAAAGCCATGATACAATCACCCATATATTTATCAATGGTCCCACCATTAGCTAGTATAATCTTTGTCATCTTATCCAGATAAGTATTAATTAATTCTACTAAGCCTTCGGGGTCATCATTATTTTTAAAGACTTCTGATACCGGAGTAAAGCCCATGATATCTGTAAAGAGGAATGTCATTTCTTTTCTTTCTCCACCTAACTTTAAAAGCTCTGGATTCTTTTGAAGCATGGCAACCATATCAGGAGACAAGTAAGTTCCGAATTGTTTTTTAATTTGTTGTCTGAGTTTGAATTGAGTTCTAAAGTTTAAATAGAATTGTTGAGTTGCAATAAGTGTCATACTTATTAAACTCCATGTTACATCAATTAAATATCCTAGCGATATAAAATAATAACCTGCCCCAGTTATCGATAGCATTGACATTCCGGCTAAGAATAAACCCAAGGTTATACCAAAATAATTTATTACGAAAGCTATTAATAATCCTGATAAGCATAATATAAATAATTCAACAAATAATCTGTAGTCGGGTATAGAAGGAGAGTCAATCAAAATACTTTCTGCAAGAGCAGCTTGTATCTTATGAGGCTCTAGTAATCCATTTGGTGTAGCTAATTGTGGCATTACACCAGCAGCAGTAACTCCAACAAATACAAACTTATTTGCTACATTCATTTCTTCTAATGTAGTTTGAGGTGTGTCCACCCAGCTAATCCACTTACGACCTAAACTATCTGTAGATATAGGAGGTAATCCTCTAACTCTTATTTGTTCTATACCATTTTCATTTGTTTTAATTTGATAAGTTGTACCTTCAACCAATCCTTTTAAAACTTCTGTACCAAAAGAAGCCACCCATCCTTCTGGTGTTTGCTGTAATAAAGGTAATCTTCTTATAAGATTATCTACATCTACTTGTGCAGATACAGCACCTTGACTTGCAACCTCTGTAAGTTCTTCTATGTTCTCTAAAAATCCGGAAGCTTTAGGTAAGTTTACATCCGGTCCAAGTATAACAGTACCATGAGTTTCTGGGTAAATACCATTATTAAATTCAGGCATAGCTAATATACTTGTTCTATATTTTAATGCCTCAGCAAAAGCTTCATCACCACCAAACCTATCTGCCTGTGGAAAAAGGATAACCCATCCTACTCCTGTTGCTCCTTCATTTAAAAGGTCTATATGTATCTCAGCTAAGTCCTGTCTTGGAAAAGGATAGCCACCTCTATCTTGTACATCTTCTTCTGTTATATTAAGTATTGTAAAATAGCCACTAGGTTCTGGAGTTGTAACAAGAGCATCAAAAGTTTTAAGTCTTAATACTTCTAGAGGACCAAAATTAAATAGTAATGGTAGTGTGAGTAACCCTAATAATGTAATTGCCCATTTCATTTTAATTACTTTGTTTAATTTTTATAGTTGAGGAACTTCCACCATTGACTAAAATCTGTGTGCTCTTTCCATTCTGTATTAAGATAACAGTATAAGAAGCAGACTTATCTAAATCTAATCTTATAGTATCTTCTAATGATTTTAAAAATGTAAGAACATTATCAGTAGTAAAAGTATTAACCTGAGTATTAGAATCAAAACCCATAGATGTGCCTTTCAAGTCTAGGTCTGCTTGAAGCATCGTTTCTGTTTGGTCAAGTTCATTTATATCTTCAATAATATCAAGAAGGTCTTCAAGAAAATTTACATCTAAATAATTTATATCTAACTCTGTAAATTCTAAATCATCACTTACAAGATAGTCTACATCAAGGTCTTCAAACTCAAGATAGTCGACATCAAGTATATTACTACTACCAGCTTCTGAATATTGTCCAGAAACATCTGTTGTTTCCTCCGGTGGATTGACAATTAACATATTGTCTATTAAATTTAAAGTTATATCTAATATAACTGGTTTAGATGGTTCAGTCTCAAACATAGAAACTGTCGTAGCTTGATAAGGTCTATTGAGAATTACTTCTCCTGCTCCTGTAGCTACTAAGATTTCTCCACTAGGGGTACCATCTGCTTTAGGTAATAATATAATTAAAGATTCACCTAGCTCATTAACTGTTAAGGTGAAGTCTGTTCCTCTAATAGAAACATTAGCACTTGGCGTACTAATAGATATGTTTTCTTTATTAATATTATTTAATTTACCTGTGATAAACCTTGCAGTTCCACTAGTAAATTGAAGAGCCATCTTAGATTTAGATGGATTTGGGTCATATATAAATTCGTCAATAACTAATTCTGAATGTTCTGTTAAGCGAACTTGTGTATTGTTAAGGAAGGTAATACCCATCCTTCCATTAGAAGTTTCTACATTATCATAGCTTTCTATATCTAAAGATAAGGCAGCATCATAAGGAGCTTGTTCCCTTACTACTCTGCCTTCTCCTTTTAACTCAGTTATATTTCCTATACTAGCATCCGACGCTTGTGCCACCATCGTTTTGGATAACACAAACAGTACCAGAATCGCCAGTCGATTGAATTTTAAGCCAGTCATTATCTAAAGTGCTCAGTTGTTGTATATTGAAAGTTCTTGAATCGCCAGTTTGGTCAAGATAAAAATAACCACCAGCATATCCACTACCTGTAAAGGTAACAGTATTACTATCTCCATCAACATCAACATAAGAAGTACCACCATCATAATTTATATCAAAGTCTAATGTGTTACTACTTCCATTAATAATCCAGTCTAAGTCAGTATTACTTGCCATAGAGCTTGTTGCTACATCTAATGTAAAGTCATTACTATCTCCAGTAACATCGACATTAAAGTCTGAACTATCTGCACCATAGGTATCAGTCGGGTCAACCTGTATAGTAAATTCATTACTGTTGCCATCAAACTCAAACCAAGCTGTAATATTATCTCCTAAGATATCTCCTAAGAATTTATTACTATCTCCAATTTGGTTAATGTCAAGAGTTAAAGTGCTACCATCTAAATCCAATGGTGTCATATTACCTGCTGTAGACTGTAAGCCACCTATAATATTAGCAGAACCTAATTGTTCTAAATCTATATTAGCTGTGTCTCCTGACTGGTCAATATATATTTCGTTATCAGCCCCGTATGTCGTCAATGCAGTCAACATCACAACTAGGCTCATTAATTTCAAATGTTTCATATTCCCAATACCCTCTTTCTATTCCTATTTCAATTAAATTAAATACACCTGACTCTATTGCCTTTTGCAAAGCTATAGAACCAGCCTCATTCTCAGCTATACCCCCTTCTATTTCCACGAGCTCGGTGCCCATTTCAATAAAACGAAATGCATCCTGAGAGATGCTTGTTGATAAAATATTTTTAGAAACTGTAGTCTCCATTAATATTTCACCAGTCGATACAGAAACTAATCTTAATGATATAGTTACTACATCTTCCCTGTATTGCTTGCTACTACCTATTCCTAAGTACCTAGCACCAACACCACCAGTTTCAATATTTGTGTCGTAGCTAATTACTCCACCTTGTATTATAAGACCTGCAAATAATAAAGGTTGAAGCTTTGCATCTTCCTCAAAATTTTCTCTGGTTGACCTTACTAGTTGTCGTTCTTTGGTAAGATTATCTAATCCTACTCTTTCAACAACTCTAAAAAATTGTCCGTTAGCAGCATGTTTTAAAGCTCTTATAAGTAAAGCTTCTGGTGCTTGAGTAACTGCTGTACTAAATAAAGCAAAGCTGCTATTGCTTTTTCTTTGTCCTGTTAAATCTTGAAAGCTATTTGCATATACTGCAATGATAGGTCTTTGTTTGGCAGCCGGTAATTCATACAATTCTTTAGACTGTAATTCTAAAATTGTAGGTGTCTGTATCTTTTTTGTTAAAACTAAATCGCTGTTATTATTTAAAACTGCACAGCCACTAAAAAGTAAAGCTACCGATAGGCAAAGATATAGTCGTAGTGTTACCATCTGAATCCGTAATTGTTAAAGTTATTATTCCATCGACAACACTATACTCGATTGTATTGCCCTCTAAAGTTAATATACCACTATCACTAGGAGTTTCTCCAAATAAATTTTCTACTAACTGTCTTGATAGCTGTGCGTATATTCTAGATTCTAAGTTTCTTATAAATCTTGCAAGCGTTGTATTCTCTTTGTCTCTTTCTATCTGGTCCTTTAGAGCTTGAATCTCTTCTTTAATAGTTATTTTTCTTAAATGCTCTTGGTTCTCTATTGTAAGATAATGTGCAGAAGTTCCTATACCACTAAAGCTAGGACTTTTAAATTTATGTACCATCTCATCTGCCGATAAGTTATGTATTGAAATAAACATAACTAATATACTCCAGAATGCCATGCATCCATAACAAATATTATCAATCTTTTCTTTGGTCATCTCTATCTGCCTTTGCTATTTTCTCTGTATCTATCATACTTGGTACACCTAATAATGTTTTTAAAAGAACATCTTGTCTAATGCTCTGATTATCCATGGCTCTTATCCTATCAATTAAGCTTACAATAATACCATACTGAGTGTCTAATTTAGTAGATACTCTTTCTTCCATTGTATCTAAACTTGTTTTAACTTTCTCATCTAATGTATCTAGTTTAGTTTCCATACCATCAATAATTCTATTGATAAGTTTCCATACAAACATCCCTAAACCTAGGGCTGCTGCAATAGGAAAACCGACTTCGGTTATTACTGCAACTATATCAGACATTACTTATCGTCTTTACTAGAACCCTGTGATGCTCCGAAGTAAAATGATATTACAGCACTTGCTAGACCACCTAAGTAACCTAATACAAGATTAATAAGTGCCTCAGAGTTTTGCTCTGGTGGTTGTAGTGTTACTAAAAAAATGTAAGCTAAGAAGCCACCAATAGTTGCCATACCCATAATCCTTGTAGTCCAATCTTTACCAAATTTACTACGAGCATCTTGTGTATCTGCAACTTCTAATTTATATACATCTACTTCAAGCTCTTTCATTTGAATATCAAAAGCTTGTTCAGCTTTCTTAAGCTCTAGCATCTGTTCAGGCGTAGCTTCTGCTAATCCTTTTTCTATAGCTTTAGGATTATTAGGTACTCCTAAAACATCTGCTATCATATTAGCTGCCATGCCACCCATAGGTCCACCTAAAGCAGTTCCTAATGTTGGGGCTACAGCACCTACGATATTTTTTAATATATTTTTCATTTTATTCCTCGTATATTATTTGCATTAAATCTTCAAATAGTATTCTAAAATCTTCTAATTGCATAAATCCTACACCTTGTCCTAACTGATGTAACCTATAACTATTATAGGCAGCTTCAAGTTGGTCCTCAGTATATAAGACCATCATTGACTTAAGATTACTTCTTGTAACTCAATGCTTCTACGACCTACTTGTTTAAACCATTTACTATCTTCCATTTCAACAGCCATCTTTTTCCAGTCGTGTTCTCTACATGCCTTTAACATATTTTTAAATTTAGATAATCTAGTACCACCTAAATTAAAACACATATTAACTATTACTTCTTTTACTGCATCTGGTAAATCTCTAAACTCATCTTTACCTACAACTTCTATTGCTTCAACAACATGCTTTGAAAAATCACTATCAAAATACATATCAACTACTTCTTGAGTTACAGCAGTTCCCACTTCCCAATTATATTCAGGGTCCTGTGGTTGACATAAATGTCCTATTCCTAAAGTTTTATAACCTAAACTATCTAAATAGATTTCTAGGACTTCACCTTCATGTCTTTTAATTTGTTCTTTACATTTATCTATGTTCATAAATCATCACTCCAAGTTACAAAATCATCGCCTAATTTGTAATCGACATCTTTAAAACCTCTCATTATTTTTTCAATAGTATATCTTCTATATCCATAATCTCTTAATAATGTTCTAGCCTCTTTTACAGTTATATGACCATGAGTTAGCATCTCATATACATCGTCAGCTCGTACATTAAACTTTGAAGATTCTGCAGCCTTAGATGATTTGCGTTTTAAAGTTTTTAAATACTCTGGGTCTAAATAACGAGTTCTTAGATTTACAGCAGACTTTCTTGACACACCTTTTTGTACTGTTTTACCTAAAGATTGTACTAAACCACCTACTACAAAAGGCTCTCTTAATCCTAGCCCTTCCATTTGACCTTTTAAAGCTCTATCTTCTTCATCCTCTAAAAATGCTATATTGTTATTATAGCGTTTACCTGTCAATTTGTCAATCCTTTCATCAGGTTCTTTTACTACATTCGGAACATTATAAACTAAACCACCTTTATCAAATCCATACCTATCTTTCTTTCGTTTTGATTTTTTACTTTTACCACTACTACCTCTTGCTACCTTTCTTAGTTTAGCTTTAGTACCTTCACCAAAGAATATATCATATAACTGAAAATAAGGAAGATTACTTACACCTACTTCTGCAAAACCTTTACGATAAGCAATCATGTCTATTACATCTTGGGGTAGAGGACCACCAATAGATTTTAATATCTCAGTAGGTAATCCCATTCCTCTTTCTCGTTGGTCTGCAAATCTTGCAGTATAATCAAAAGGACCTAAGCCACCCCATCTTCTCCATGCATCCATTATTACAGAACGAGTAGGTTTTTCTTCTCCAGTTGCATAGTCTATTTTAGCTTTACCATTACTTCTGATTTCATTACCTACATGAGCTACTGCAGTCATCATGAAAACAGTAGGTAAAAGCTTACCAGTTCTATACATTTCTTTTCTGCTTCCATCTTTAGCTATATCTCTAGCAAATTTTTTCAAAATAGTATTAGTAAATACTGTTGGGTAACCAGCAAATTGCATTAATAACTGAGCATTAGGATTTGAGAACCATAATGGTCTATTAGCTTCTTGGACACTTGGGTTTAGAATAATCTCTTTTGCAAACCTATTCCCACCTCGATTCATTTTTTGATAGAATTGTGCATTCTGTAAAAATATTTTTCCTTCGCCTATTTCAAACTTTCCTGTTATACCTTTAGATAAGTTCTCATCAAACTGACCAGTTGCTTTATTTAAACTATTATTCCACCAAGTAGCAGCCTCTTTAGGTTCAATACCTAAATCTCTTAATTCCTCATTTATTAATTTTCTTCTACCAGAACTTAATTTATTTCCTAAGTCAGTTCTACCTGTAGCCAAAGCTCTAGAATGCTGTCTAATAATTCTTTTACCTGTAGTATAAGAAGCAAGTTGAACAGCTCTTGTCCATTGAGTTAGTAGGTTAGATTTAAAAAAGAAATTCTGTGCTGACTTCATTCCACTACCATGTAAAGCTTCTCCAGCTAATCCTTCAATTCTTTCCATAACAGTTTGTTCTAAAGCTAATCCAGTTTTATATAATTCAAACCAGTCATCATCTGAAACCTGAGATATTTTATATTTTCCAGCATCCTCTTCAACACCTAAATGTTTTAAACTTCTTTTACCTTGTAAGACTTTTCCTCTGCCCATTTGTACATGTCTTACAGTACGAGACATTATATTTCCACCTTCATTAACTAAAGACTTACCAATAGTTTTTGCTGTATCAGTAGAAAAATCTCTAGTTAAAAGAATCATAGGTTCAGTTATACTAGAAAGTGTAGCTAATGGTAAATGAGCCATTTGTTGAGATAACTTTAATATATCTCCGGTCCTTCTACCAGCCGGTGTTCTAGCAAACCAACTATTTCTATGACTTTGGTCTACTCCTGTAACTCTACTAATCATTTTCATAAAGTCACCAGTAACTTTAGAAGCTTCATCTGCACTCATACCAGAAGATTCTAATTCTCTTCTAATAGGTTCAAAGATATCTTTTTTCAAGTCATCAATATTATTACCAAAATATCTAGACCTAGCCAATATTTGTGAAGCATTATTAAAATAATCTTGTGATACTCTCATAACATCAGTATCAACAAATTCATCTAATGAACTATCAGGTATTCTATTAAATACTCTAGTATGTAAGAATCCTGAACTTTCTCCATATCTTTTATTTAATCCTTGTAATTCATATGGCACATGTCTTTTATTTAACATGTCATCTACGATATGTCTAGCTTTAAGTCTTCTAGCATATTCATATAAGTCTACAGTTTCATTAGTTTTCTTTGTAAGATAATTATAAGGGCTTTCTTTACCAAAAGATATTCTAGTTTTTACTCCATTAATATTTGTATTAATATCCATTTTATCATCTATCTTATCTACTAGATATCTCCAAGATTGTTTCCAAGCTTCGTTACCTTTGTAATCATTTTTCTTTAACCAAGCTTTAACTTCTGTACTACTAGAAATTCTTTTTCTTTGACCTTTACTTAAAGTGTCCCAGAACCATTTTCTAGCAGCAAGCTCTTCAAAAGAATTTGAACCAGTCTCTCTAAGATTTGCAAAAAGATTCCAGTCTCTTCCTTTAGAAGCTCTATGAGCTGCCTCACCTACATCCACCCATTCATCACCAACTTTTTGAACAAAATCTTTAAATGTTTCTATTTCATTACTAGGATTAGCATGGTTAGCTTTTACTATTTGTCTTTCTAAACCTACTCTATTTTTTTGTATAGCACTATGACTAAATTTTCTAGGGAAGTAACCTAATCTTTGTGGACCACCTTGTTTAAATAGTCCTTCCATCTTTGCTCTATCGTAAACATCATCATATAATCCTCTTAATCTCGTATAACCAAAATACATTTTCTTATCTAATTCAATACCATTATGATTATAACCAATCTCTACTTTCTGCCAATTAGCTTTCCCTTTTTTTGAACCCATATTAACTAATATATGTTCTTCACCTGTGTATCTTCCATATCTTGGGTTAGGGTCACGGATGTCTGATAATAATTCTCTTTGTCTAAGAACTTGAATATCTTTACTTTGTAATAAAGTCTTCATCTTATTATTAGTTTCTTTAGTTATTACTTGTCTCCATCCAGTTAATCCTAAAACTCCAAAGGTTTGTTCTAACCCTACATGATATTTACCAATTAGTTCTCCAAAATATTCTCCATAACTTTGAGTTGTAAGTTGACTCTTAGGTCCATCTGGATTCATTTCATCAGCATATTCTTTTCTTAACTTAGCACTTCCACCAGCAGAATCTAATCCTTGTGCTATTCCTTTATCAAAATCATTTCTTAATTTACGAAGATTATTAGTTAATGTCGGAGATGCATTATCTTTTAATACATCAACAAATTTTTGTGTAGGTTTTTGTATGAATGTTCTTAAGAACCATGTCATTGGACTTATTGCTTTACTGCCAATCTCACCTATTTTATCAGAGGCTTCTTTCCAATCTAAAAAGTTTGTACTATCTTCTTCATTAAATTTATTATGGACAGTTGAATTAGCTCTAGATTCTGTTTCATGTCTTGCAGCCTCTTCTTTACGAGGATTTGGTTTAGTCTCTTTAGTCTGTTTAGGTTGTTCAACATCATCAAATAAAGTTCCTTGTCTCGGCGATGGTTGTTCACTACCTATTTTATAAAATGGCTTTTCGCCTAGTGGACCTACAAATACATCTACATTACCTTCTGCAGCGAAATCAAATTCTTTTTGTAATGTTTTAGAATATGCAGGACCTGCTAAATATCTACCAGCTACCCCACCAATAGCACCACCAAATGCTCCACCCATTAACATTGACTTTGTTATTCTATCTGCTTCTATATCATCTTGAAGACCTAGATTAATATCAATATCTTGCATAAAATAATCATGTAGTCCTGTCCATGCAGCACCTTCTACAGCACCTACTTTAGCAAATCTTCTAGCTGCTTCATACTTAACTGATTTCTCAGCTTGTTCTTTAGTCCATCTTTTAGTTCCTTGTTTAGCAAGTTCCTTTACTCCTTTATTAATAGCAGCTTGTGATACAGCTCTAGCTGAAAGACCAAAGCCTAAAGAACTACCAGCACTAGGAAGTGCTAACAAAGCAGTAAGCCAGTTAAGAGGGTCAAGAAGAATATCACCACCTAAATCTTTTATTAAACCTACTCGTTCTTTCCAGTTTCCAATTTCAGCATTATTAAATCTATTTCTTAAATATGAATAATCTTGTAAAGTTTGTTCATCCCATCTCTTCATCTCAGCAGCTCTTTGTGCAGCAGAAGATAAACTAAAATTAGCATCCCTTAGATATTCATATATGTTCTCATCACGATTAATACTTTCCATAAATCGTTCTGCTGTATCAGCAAACTCGTCATCGTTTTTAAGTTGGGTTAAAGTTATTTTATTACCTAAAGATTCTAAAGGTCTACGAGAGCTTTTTTCTAATGAGCTCTCTATGACATCTATAGTATTAGTATCTTTAAGACTTCTATCTGGAATCTCAGGGACAAGAAAGTTATTATGTGCTTGTAACTTTCTTTCTTTTTCTAGTAGTTCTTCTTCTTTAGCTCGTTGCTGATTTCTTTTAATAGCTTCCCAAGTTAAACTACCTGCTCTTTGTAATGCCATATTTAGTCCTTATATCCCGGATAATATTTTAGTAAATTTCTTTCAATATTCTTATCCTTACCTAGTGCATATTTTATTTTTTTAATAGGACCCATATTCTTATTTCCTGCATCAGTATGATGTGTTAATTCATAAATTCTTTTTGCAGCTAGGGCTTGCTCTTTAGAACCGGGAGCTGCACTATAATAATTCCACATTAATTCAGTACCTAAACCATCTTGCTTTACACCATCTATAGAAACAGGTCGTTCTATTAAATTTGAGAAAGCTAATAAAGTCTGCGAAGTAGGAGATAATCTAAGAATATCTATTGCCTCTAATCCCTCTGACATTATTTCATCATATAATACCTGTACATCATTAGGTACTTCATAGTCTCCAAACTTAGAATTATTAACAAGTCTTACAACTGCTGTCTTAGTTGTTTCATCAGTAAATTGAAAAACTCCTTTTGCAGTTGAGTCAGGGTTGGTTGCAATAAGTGGATTACTTTCACCACCACTTTCATTAGATGCAATAAAGCTTATTAGAGTATCAGTTGCTTTATTTGTTTTATCATTAAAAGGAATGGGAGCAAAGCCTGCAGAAACAAATACATTATTCATTCTCCTCTGGTAATTACTTAATTCCTCTCTAGTATTTTCATCGTATAGTGGAGTATTTTGGATATCTTGTCCAAATATATCATCCTTAGTTACATTAGCCCATTTGTCAGGTGGTGTAAAAGGTAGAGAGCTAGTATCTCCTGTCTCTACCTTATCTACTTTTTTCCAGCAACCTCCGGAGCTTCAAGGCTCCCGTAGTCTTTAATCATTTTTATTCGGTTTAAATATTCGTTTCTACTACCTTGATTTTGAGTACTACCTAATGTCCTAGGTACTGACACTTGTGGGAAATAATATGAGTCACTCCAATGATTGATATCAAGATTCATTGTTCCTCTTTTATTCATAACCTCTGACCATTTATCTACAGGCATATTATAATCGGGTCCTAAGTCAGCACCAAATATTACTGCTCTAGCTGAATCATCTGCTAGCCATCTCTGATACTGATTAACATCCACAGTACCCATAATTGGATGAGGAATACTTTGAGTAAACTCATTATATATATCTACTAAATCAATCTGATTTTCTACCTCTAGATTACCAATATTCATAAGAGTAGTATGCCATACTTGAGCTTGTTTCTGAGGACTTAACTCACTCCAACCTCCACTACCATCTCCCTTAACATCATTATTTAAATGCCATCCCTTTTTATCTACATAAATATAATTATTTTCTGCGTGAGCCATTATATTATTATGAGTATTATAACCTCTAGGTACAGAATATTTATCAAATCTATCAACTGTGTCTGTTTCGAAATCATATCCTTCATGAGCTTGAACTCCCTCACTATAGAAACCTTCTCGCATTAACATTCTAGAAGCTATTATTATTCTACCTTGTTCATCAGAAGCAAATCTATCATATTCTACCATAGCAGATTCATCATTACTTTCGAATCCATTTAAAGTTCCTACCATATTACCATAGATTTGTCTGTATTTTTTCGGGTCTAATTCCATGGCTATAGCTAATTTAGCTGTGTCTGTATGGAATGCCTTTAGTTCAAGCTCACCTAAATCATCTGAATATCTGTCAGCTCTCCTCCAAATCATACGCCATCCTAAACCTTTATGAGTCTGATTTTCTCCTTCATAAGTAGGCACCGACATATGAACTAAAGCACTAGCTGTTATCTCTTCTCTGGTTCGATTTCCGTACAAAGCTTTATATGTAAAGTTCTTAGCAGAAAGTAAACCTTGTTCTTTATAATCGTCATATTGTGTATATGGTGTATAATCTTCGTCTACTTGTAACTCTAATTCCAATAAACTCTCTCGGCTTAATCCGGGTAAAGTATTACTTTCAAATTCTTGTAATCTATTATTAACACTATCATATACAACAGAAGATAAATTCATTTCAAATTTTCCTTCTAATGGGTCTCTATTAAATAACCAGTCTGCTTTACTTGAACTTTCAAACATATTAGGAGTTGTATCATCCTTCCAAGCTCCAAGCTTTCTAGCTCCATCAATAACACCACCAATTAATCCTTTATCATAATTTTCAGTTCCCCATCTATCTATATAAGCTGCTTCTACTCTACTAACATCCATAGGAGTTATACCTTGTGCTCTACTTAAAAATTCTTCGGCAGATTTGTCCCTATCAGGACCTTTTAAATTAAATAATTCTAATCCGTTATCAATAAAATTTTCATATTGAGGTCTATAAGGTTCTCCTTCCTTAGCTACATTTTTATAATAATGATTAGCTATATCCATACCATGAAGTTCCAGTACCTTTTCATAATCTTTACTACCTACAAATTCCTCATATCTACGAGGATTCATTTTCTTTTTTAATGCTTCATCAAATGGAGCACGAAACTGTAAGGCAATACTTCCTATTCTATCACTATCATGTAAGTAAGCACTCCTAACTTGTGATTCAGAAAGTTCTGATATATCTGTATCACCATAATAAAATTTTAATTCCTCTGGATTGTTTTTAAAATTTAAGTAATCTTGACCTTCCCATAGATTTAAATTATCGAAATCAACGAAATGTTTTACTGCTTCTGAATTAGTTCTAAATTGAGAAGCCTGAGCTTCATCATCACCTCTTTCCCATACTTTTTTTTCTTCTAATTCAGCTAATCTTCTTTTCTTAGCATCTTTAGTAATAGCTACACCTACACCAATTAATCCTAAAACATTTTGAATCCTTGCCTGCTTCTTAGCTTCTTTTGCTGCTTCTGCATTTAATCTAGCTTGTCTAGATAATAAGGAACTACCTATGTCTTCTAAAGACATATTATCCATATTCGAAACTAAATTTCCTATTTCATCTGCCATCTTATTCTCCTCTGTCTAATAAACTTTTCATATCTCCAGTAGGTTTAGGTCTTTGTAATATACTCTGTTCTACTTTTTCAACATTTAAATTATCTAATTGTGTTCTAATATCTTTACCAACAGCCATTGGATTTATATTTCCTTTAGGCATAAGCTTCTGTCTTCTTCTATTTAACATCTGCTCAGGTATTGGTCCAGCATTTCTAGGGTCAGTAGTAGGCATTCCGACATCATCATCATCAAAATCTCTATCGTTATCTTCGCCATCTACTATAGGTCTAATACCTGATTTCTCAGCTATAGCCATTAATATAACCATAGTAGGTTCCATTAATTGCATTAACATATCTGGATTGAAAGCACCTTCTCTGAATCCTTGAGTTAATAAAACTTCTGCAATAGTATTAACAGGAATTTTATTTATCATTAATTTTTGTACACTTTCTATTCTATCAGGATGTGTTAAGTCAAAAAATATTTTTTCTCTTGCATCTTTAACAGAAGTAAACTTAGGTGCTTCTTCCCAAGGTGCTCTGTTACTAGGGTCATTAGTTAAAGATTGTCCCGGAACAGGACCTTCAAACATATACTGTTCCATATCTGATGGAACTTGTTGTCTATCTATATTATCCATAACTTCTTTCTCCTCCAGAGATTATACCATTATATGAATTTTGTAATAAAAACATTTGTTCTTGTGTTAAGTTTGTATTAAAATCTAAATAAGATACATTAGGTTCTACTGGTCTTTGTAAAACATTTTGAGCAACATTACTAAAATATTTTGATTGTGCTTGTTTAGCATATTTTACAGCAGCTTCTTGAGCTTCTTCTTGCTGGAAGTATGCACTTGTAGCTACTTGAGCTGGAACTACTTTTTTAGCTACTGTAAATTCTTTACTATCTCTAACATGCTCTCTCCAATTTGCTGAGCCTGATGGTTCCATAATTCCATGAGTACTACTATCTAAGAATGCAGGACCTCCTGTGTCAAGGGATGGATTATATCCTACAATTCCTGTCCCATCAGCAGCCTTCCCTGAATGATACCATTTCTGTTCTACTTCTTTATTCCATTTTCTTGAGTCTATCTTTAGTTTAGTTGGTTTAGTATATGATTGCTCTTTATATTCAGTAAAGGAATATCCATCACCAGCTTGAGCCTTTTCTAATTTTCCTACTTTCTTTAAATCTCTCATTTGTTTTCTACTTAAATCTCCAGATTCTAATAGAGTCTTACCATCGTCATTTCCCTCTATTATGTTTTTTAAAGACTCCTCTTTCTTTAATTCAATTTTATTTGCTTCTAACTTAGCGTTGCTTCTATTTACTTCTCTTTGACCTTTAGTTAAACCACCAGCCTTTCTACTACCTTTAGCATCTGCTACATCTATAGTCGTGCCATCTATTACATATGATTTATCAGAACCTTCTATGAAGCCACCAGTTAAATTACTAATACCATCTCTAAGT